CTGTCGCAAGGCGGCAGGTACTAGGCGTCGTCAGCATAGGGCTGGCGATACGAGCGGGGCGGGCCAGCATGACAACCTTTAGATGCGGTTTGGACTGGGGTGTCGCGAAGAGTGTTGGCCCGCCCTTCTCGGTATAAAGGAGCAGATCAATGAGCGGGTACATCGTGGACCGGGTACAGGTACGAGATCCTGAGAACCATACATGGCTGGGCATCGAGTCGGATCACTCCGACATGGATGGAGATGCCGCCTATGAAGTCAGCATGGGTGACATGGACGGCAGCATTCCCTATCTGATGCACCTTCGCCCCTCTCAGCTGGCCGACCTTGGCATCAAGCTGCTGGAGCTGGTGCATGGAGCTGGCAATATCCGCGTGACCGTGCAGCGTGCCGGCCTTCCTGTGACGGAGACCATCAAGCTATGACCTCGATTCAGGCGGCGTTCAACATCCCGCGAGACATCATGCTGATGCTGGTGGGGTTCGTGATAGGCTACGGAGCAGCTGCTCTGACCTACACCATCAACCACATGGACGACTGATGGCCACGCGCAAGAAGCCTTGTCAGATACCTGAGTGCGAACTTCTGACAGGAGGCCACTCGGGCTATTGCGTGGAACACCATGCAGCAGCCAAGAAGTGTGTCCTTGAGGGCTGCGAGAACTCGGTGGCTGGGTGGTCCCGCTCTGGATGCTGCTCTGAGCATCGAGCGTTTGGGCGCACTCACCGCTAATCCTTCGGGCGGCACCCGACTTCCGCTAGGGGCTGCACCGAATCTGATGCCCTCCCGGCCAATCCGTGGAGGGCATCTCTTTTGGGACTCACATGAACAACTGCTCTCTTTGCGACTGCCCGCTACTTACGCTCAAGGACGAGAAGCCTCGGCTGCGCTGCGCCCGATGTGCGCCAGCCTATTGGGAGATGTCTCCTCCGAGGGCCAAGAAGCTGGCTGATGCGTGGCTCGAAAGAACCAGGGAAAACTGCCGAGCTGGCACTAGATAGCAGGCAGGAGGTTGCATGTACGCACCGAGCAAAGAGGCTATCCGCAAGGCAGAGCAAGAGCGTCATGAGGCTCTGTATAAGGTCGGCACTTGGCACCGCGTTGATCGTGGAGCCGTGGTCAAGGTGGAATCCATCACCGGCGGCGGCTGCTGGATGAGCTATCCCTACGGCGGGCGGACTTGGTATTCATTTGAGATCTTGGACATCCTCACCATCAAGGAGGCAGCCCGTGCAAAGTGAGTCGCGTGCGTTAGGTTGTGGGGCTGGAGGATCTATGCAGCGAACGATTGCACACCCTTGGATCTGGCACTGCCCAACCGCGCCTGAGCCTCAATATGCCGTCATGCGCTGGAAGGGCGGCAGCCTTTATGCTGGCCCGGTTGAGTCAGCGATAGCCTTTCCCCCTGAGCTTGTGGATGGCTCCTCCATGCTGGTCTGCTCGCGGGCTGAAGCCATGCGCCATGCCATGATGAGCAAGGTTTCATCGTAATCAATAAAACACTCTGCGTAATAGCGCATGCCAACTGCAATTGGAGGTCAAGTGTCGACATACGAAGAATTTGTTTCCCAAAAACTGTTAGTCGTACCGGCAGCAGGTTTAGAGCGTGTTCCCAAGCTGGCAAAGCACCTGTTTCCTTTTCAGAGAGACATTGTGCGTTGGGCACTCAAGCGTGGCAGAGCTGCTATCTTTGCCGATTGCGGCATGGGCAAAAGCGCAATGCAACTTGAATGGGCTCACCAGCTCCATAAGCACACGGGCGGCGATGTTCTCATCCTGGCGCCTTTGGCGGTTGCTACTCAGACTGTGCGCGAAGGCATCAAGTTTGGCGTGCCGTGTAAGTATGCGCGGCATGGTCAAGATGTCGGCAAAGGCATCACTGTTGCGAACTACGAGATGCTGCATGCCTTTGACGCATCTCGTTTTGTTGGCGTAGTGCTTGACGAGTCCAGCATCATCAAGGCGTATGATGGTAAGACGCGCACGCAGATAATTGAAGCATTTAAGCATACTCCGTATCGGTTGGCATGTACCGCTACGCCTGCCCCGAACGATCATGTGGAACTTGGAAATCACACAGAGTTTTTGGGCGTCATGTCGCGCACCGAGATGCTGGCTACGTTTTTTTGCCATGACGGAGGAGATACACAATCATGGAGGCTGAAGGGCCATGCCGAGGAAGAGTTCTGGCGATGGGTGTGCTCTTGGGCTGCGATGATCCGAAAGCCGTCCGATCTTGGCTACTCCGACGACTCGTTTACGCTTCCGCCGCTTGTCATGCATCAGCACGTTGTCAAGGTTGACCAGGCAGGTGCAAGAGCTGCGGGCCTGCTGTTTGTTACTGACGCCAAAACGCTTCAGGAGCAACGTGCCGCACGACGAGCTAGCCTCACGGATCGCGTATCCAAGTGCGCCAGTCTTATCAACAACAGCGACGACCAGTGGCTTGTGTGGTGCGAGCTGAACGATGAAGGAGATGCGCTTACCTACGCAATCAACGGCGCAACACAGATCAAGGGCTCCGACACACCAGAAGAAAAAGAAGCCCGCATGTTGGCGTTTTCAGATGGAGGCATTCGGGTGCTTGTTACCAAGCCGTCCATAGCTGGATTCGGCATAAACTGGCAGCACTGTGCAAACGTGGCTTTTGTGGGCGTTTCCCATTCCTACGAGCAGACTTATCAAGCCATCCGTCGATGCTGGCGGTTTGGCCAGCCCAGATCGGTCAATGTGCATGTCATCAGCGCGGAGACAGAAGGCGCAGTAACAACCAACCTGCAACGCAAGGAGCGAGATGCACAGCGTATGGCTGATGCGATGGCAGAGCACATGCGCGACATTCAACAAGAGCAGATTACTGGAACCGCACGACAGTCGCTTGCCTATGAACCTCAGACGCAGATGATCGTCCCTCAATGGTGTGCCTCGCACACGTCGGAGTACTAAGATGAAGGTTATCAACCAGCACGTCACTGACAACTTTGCGGTGTACCATGCGGATTGTGTTGACGTGATCCGCACGATGCCGGACAACTCGCTTGACTTCTCAGTGTTCTCTCCTCCGTTTGCCAGCCTGTATACCTATAGCAACAGCCCGCGTGACATGGGGAACGTCCGCGACCATGCGGAGTTCTACGCGCACTTCAAGTTTTTGATTGGCGAGCTGTTGCGTGCGACGGTTCCTGGGCGGTTGGTATCGTTCCACTGCATGAACTTGCCGACAAGCAAGGCCCGCGATGGGTTTATTGGCATCACCGACTTTCGCGGCGAGCTGATCCGCATGTTCGTTGATGCAGGCTGGATCTTCCACTCCGAGGTCTGCATCTGGAAAGATCCTGTGACTGCCATGCAGCGGACAAAGGCGCTGGGCTTGCTGCACAAGCAGATCAAGAAGGATTCTTGCATGTCGCGGCAGGGCATCCCAGACTATCTTGTCACCATGCGTAAGCCCGGCGACAACCCCAAGCCTGTGACTAACACCAACGAGACATTCCCGGTGCAGCTGTGGCAGAAGTACGCTAGTCCCGTTTGGATGGACATTAATCCGTCTGACACGCTTCAGTATCGCAGTGCGCGAGAGGACAAGGATGAGCGGCATATCTGTCCGTTGCAGCTAGAGGTCATTCGTCGTGCGCTCAAGCTCTGGTCGCGCCCTGGAGATACTGTGTTCTCTCCGTTCACAGGCATCGGGTCAGAGGGCTATGTGGCACTGCAAGAAGGCCGCAAGTTTGTCGGCGCCGAGCTAAAGGCGTCGTATTTTAAGCAGGCGTGTGCAAACTTGAGTAATGCGGTCTCACAAAAGGCGGGCATGCTGCCGATGTTTGCGGGCATGGAAAACACACCATCATCGACGGAAGATTTTGATGTTGAGTCCGATGAATGACCTCCCATCGCAAGAAGAATCGACTCGGAGCGTATGCAGGGCTGGATCTTTCGTTAGCAGGCACGGGCGGGGTCATGTTGGACGGGCGCGGAGAGCTTGTCTCTGTGCTGGCCTTCTGCACTTCCAAGCGGGAGGTCGAGAAGGCCCAGGAGCCCCACCAGCTGGTGCTGTCGCCCCCAGTCAAGCAGGGGGATCCAAAGTCCATGTGGAAGCGCACAGTCTTTGTGGCTGCCACCATTCGCGCATGGATGCAGGCCCATGCGGAGCCTGGATGCCTTGTCGGCATTGAGGATCACGCCTTCGGAGCCAGGGGGACCAGCATTTATCAGCTGGGCCACCTGCACGGCATGGTTCGACGGGATCTACAGGAGGCTGACAAGCACTGGCTCCTGATTGCTCCCACGGAGCTCAAGTCTGCTGTCACCGGCAAGGGCAATGCGGACAAGAACGCCATGATGAAGGTGCCGACCCCTAAGCTGGACCAGAAGGCGTTTGGTGCCTCGACCCGCAACAACGTGGTGGACGCTTACTGGCTGGCAAGGTGCGCTCACGCATGGGGAGAGCTTCACAGGGGCGGCATTCGCATGGGCGATCTGCCCGAGTCTATGAGCAAGGTCATGCAACCCCACGCTAAGAAGCCAGGGCTGCTCAAGAGGGAGGTGCTGCCGTGATCGATGAAACCTCAGTAACAGTTCAACTGGATAACGCCCGGACAGCCTATCGCCATCTTGTGCGGATGGTGTGTGCTGCTGGGGCCGGCGACCGTATCACCTTGACGGGGCAAGATGATGGGCCGTTGGGATGGGTAGGTTTGGTAACTGCCGTGGAGTATGCGCTCTCCAAGCATGCAGCAGAGGCAAAACACTGGAAGGATGAAGCCGCCAATCTCAAAGAAGATCTCCGCAAGGCCAAGACTGCGGCGTATGAGTTGCAATCCCGCAACAATAAGCTGCGCGACAACGCATCTTTGGATGAGGTGTTGGATAGCATCATTAGCAAGAAGGTGCGCCAAGCCTTTGCGGCTGCTGCCGAGGATCCCAATGCCGATTGATGCAGAGGTGCTGCCTTGACCTTGACCATAGGAAGCCTCTTCGCCGGCATTGGCGGGTTTGACCTTGGCTTTGAGATGGCAGGGTTTAAAACTGTCTGGCAGTGCGAGATCGACAAGGCAGCGCAGGGAGTGCTACGTCGGCACTTCCCTGAGGCCAAGCTGCATAGCGATGTGCGCGAGGTTGGGGCGCATAACCTAGAGCCGGTGGACGTGGTGACCTTTGGGAGTCCTTGCGTCGACTTGAGCCTGGCGGGCCAGCGTGCAGGATTGGCTGGTGAGAGGAGTGGTTTGTTCCATGAAGCAACTAGGATTATTCGGGAGCTCCGTGAACGCTACGGAAAGCCTGACTTCGCCATCTGGGAAAACGTCACGGGGGCGTTCAGCAGCAACCAAGGCGAGGACTTCGCTACAGTCATCAGGACGCTGGCTGACATCGGGGCGCTGGACATCGGATGGCGAGTTCTGGACAGCAGCGGCTTCAACGTACCCCAACGACGCCAGCGAGTGTTCGTTGTTGCAGATTTTACAGGACGCCGTGCCAGTGAAGTTCTGGCTCTCACCGAAGGCATGTGCGGGCATTCTGCGAAGGGCCGACAAGCGGGGAAAACCAATAGTGCAGCCACTTCGGCAGGCGCTGGAAACGAACGCCTCCTTACCGGAGCCGTTACCTCTAAGTGGTACAAGGGGGGGGGCCGAGTGGCGATGAGTGCTACAACTTGGTGCCAGCGTATGTGCCACAACAATCAGCCTGCTTGCAGACCACCTGCAATGACTATTCCCGAGCCGATGGATTCTGTGCCCTAGTTTTTGCAGGCTCCCGACTCATGGTGCGCCGCCTGACGCTGATTGAGACATCCCGCCTGCAAGCGTTCCCTGATGAGTGGAACACGCATGGGGTGAATGAGACGGGGGAGCTGTTTCCTCAATCAGACTCAGCCCGTTACCGCCAGCTTGGCAATGCCGTAACAGTCAACGTAGCCGAATGGATAGCCAGGCGGCTTGCTGCTACCATGCAGCCTTCAAAGGAGACACCCAATGGCTGAGAACCCCAAGCCCCCTGCCACTGTCCGCAACATCGCCAAGAATGCACTAGAGCGCCGAGCCGAGCATGGACGTGGAGGCACCGAGGTGGGTGTAGCTCGCGCCCGTGACCTTGCAGCAGGCAAGGGCATTCCCCTTGAGACCCTCAAGAGGATGAAGAGCTTCTTCGCCCGCCATTCCGTTGATCCCAAGGAGGACAAGACCTCCGCAGCCTCCATCGCATGGGGGCTCTGGGGTGGAACAGCTGGCCAGAAGTGGGCCAACGCTCAGGTCAACAAGATTGAGCGGGCCAAAGACAAGAAGAAGTAACTATCTCGGCCCACATAGCTCAGTTGGTAGAGCCGCTGCCTTGTAAACAGCAGGTCGCCCGTTCGATTCGGGCTGTGGGCTCCAGACAACACCTCGGTGAGTAGCCAAGGCCCGACGCCCTTCAGGTTCCTACTTGGAGGGCGTTTCCTCTTTTCGAGCCCCATAGAACTTGCCGTTCCAGACTGCCTGCCCATGCTGGAAGGTGATGGGATAGATGTGCGGCCTGCCGGCCTCAGTCAGATAAACCACAGCGATCTGATGCACCCACCCCGCCTGCGCTCCATGCAGCCAGCCGGGGGAGAGCGTGCGCCCACATCCCATGCCTACTGCCGTCGCATAGCCCCCCACCGTGGGCCTCGTATAGACCTGCGGCTTGTGGGTGTGCCCGTAGATCACCGTGCGCCCTGGACGGCCATAGACATCCGCCATCTTGCCCCCATGGTACTTGCTGGGGCGCTCGCGGAGATCCTGATGCCCATGCGTCAGGTCCAGATCCCCCCGATGGATCGGCTGCTTGTGCTCAGGCACCCACTCCGCATCCACCGCCTTCATGTCCAGCCCTGTCTCGTAGGAGAGGCTGTCCTTGAGCGACGGCGCCTTGGCCATGATGAACCGAGTCAGCCGGCTCTCATGGTTGCCTTCCAAGTAGGTGATCTTGCAATCGTCCCCGACCAGCTCACGGAGCTCCTTCAGGGCCATCTTGCCGGCCTCAAAGTCCTCCGTTAGCTTCTCAAGATCACCGCCACCGTGCTGGGAGACTGATGCCATCTCAAGGAAGTCACCGAGCAGCACCAGCTCCGTCGGCTGGATGGCGGGGATCATCTCCTTGATGGTGGACCACACTGCTCGATCATGCTCTGGGAAGTGCATGTCCGAGAGGACCAACAGGCACTTGATGAACCCGTTGCGCCGATGGGCCTTGTCTACAACCCTCGACCGAGCACGAATGCAGGGGCGGCACGAATTACGGAAGCCGTCTGGCATCCTCTTGTCTGTCTTGAAGTTGACAGCATCAAGAGGTTTGGACTGTCCGCACTTTTTACAAGTCTTTTGCTCCATCACGGGAGCACCAGTACCACACCTACGCCTACACTTGCAGCACCAATCGAACCAACACCCCAACGCACAGGTTCAGGAAGCGGCAGAACCAGTGCTGTTGCCAGCGCCAAGGTGCCGAGCACCCCGCCGACATAGCCAAGCACAGGCCAGAACGGATCTCTAGGAGGATGTGGCACCAGCACCGGACAAGCCAAGGGCCACTTGCCCATCTCACTGCGGCACACACCCAAGTCCGTCTGAGCTTGCTTGAGTTGGAGCTTGAGGATCTCCCTCTCGCCCTCGCACTTGACCAGCTCAGTCACCAGCAGGTCGATGTCCTCTGCTGGGCAGTTCATTCGATCCGCAGGGATCGGATAGCAGCCCTGCCTAGGGAGTGGGGGCTGAAGGGCTGCCCGAGCAGGAAGCGGAAGAAGGGCCGCGCAGGCGGCAGATAGTGCGATTCGCTTTAGTTGCGGGATCACCTGTCATCTCCTCGACCATGCGGTGCTCGATGAGAGCGATCTCTTGTTCCATCGCGCTCCGGTGCTGTGCGGCTGACTCTTTCAACCGGGCCAACTCCACTTCCAACTGGGCGCGGAGTTCTCGGCGCGCTTCTTCCACTACTCGCCGCTTGGCCCAACCCCAAGCTCCAAGGGTAAGCCACACCAGCAGTAATACGCACACCAGCACCCATCCCAACTGCTTCAGCTTTTCCATCAGCCCGCTGCCGGCTTCTCTTCTGCCTTCACTTCCTTCAGCAGTCGAGCCAGCTGGATCGCCTTGTCCAGGTTGATCGCGCCGACGTTCAGCACCGAGGCGGTGCCTGCCAGCATGGGCGACACAGCAACGCCCTCTGCCTGACGGCTGCGGATGATGTGGTTGGCAAACGAGGCCAGAGCCGACAGCACAGGAATCAGCCCGCCAAGGATCTGAAGCACATGGTCAAAGGTCATAGCGTTCCTCACAGTAAACTCGCCCAAGTACACAGTTGCCACTTACGACTCCGCAAGCACCTGAACCTGCACGGCAGAGCCCGCAGTTCGCAGCCAGATCTTGGTAATGAACTGCCACTGCCAATCCTGAACGCTGGAAGGGCTCAGGACGTTATCTAGAGCAGCTCCCGCATCCGAAACCCCGTCGAACGAGATGTAGGCCACATCGGCTTCATCCATGTTGCAGAAGCGGATGCGCTTGGCCTGCGGGAAGGGCAGAACGATGTCAGGGGCGGTGCTGTAGCTCGTCGCTGAGACGGTCAGCACCTGCGAATAGGTTGCCATTAGGTATGCTCCTTGTGGTCACGCTGCTCCAGCAGGGTGACACGGACATTGATCGCCTGCATGTCCGCATCGAACTTGTCCAGCCGGCGCTCAATCTTGTTGCTCATCGTATCGATTCGGGAACTCAACACCCCGATCTTCTCTACTATCCCGTCCAACTTGGCGTCGAGGTGATCGCGACTCATCTTCATCACAGCCTCTCGACCCGCCTCGCTCTTCAGTGCCGCCAGCGCAGTTTCCTCAACCCACTGGCGCCCTTTGATGAGCGCAGCTACCATCGAGATCAGCCAGGTGACGACCCCCACCACAGCCAGAAGTTGTGCGTCTGTTGTCACTGCCGGCATCGGTCTAACCCCTCGAAAACACACGTCCTGCTATTGGGTTTACCACGGTTCAACTAAACCAAAGGCATCAGCCGGAACGGTGATGCAGGGATCAAAACGTTCACATCTGAACCGTTTGTCAGCTTGATGTCGTAGACGTAACGGCCCCATGCCGAGTCGCGCATGGCGGTCGATGCCCAGGTAAACACTGCTGTCCCGGCCCCGAGCATGGGGGTCCATGTCCCGGAGAGCTGGGCCAGCGCAGGGAGATCCTCTGGCTTCTGCTTGATGGTCAGCGTGAGGGTGCCGACGGGGGTGACGGGAACACCGCTTCTGGTCACAGCCCGAAGGACCAGTTGGGCGGTAGTTCCCTTGGTGATAGCCAACTCCACCCGAGGGTTCTCAGGCACGCTGGGATCAATGGGCTTGGTGCCGTCCTCTAGGACGCCGATCAGGTGGATGACTGCCATGTTTAGCCTCGGAATCCAACCTCTGTCCAATACAGGGCATTGGAAGAGTCCTTCATGTATTGAAGCTCCAGCACGCCGTACTGCGGAATTACGCGGGAGTTTGCACCCAGCTTGAGCTTGGTGCCAGCCACATGCGGATCTGAGTTGAACGTCACCGTCGCCGCATGGCCGTTCACGATGACAACTCGCGTCCCTTCTGGAACTCCGACAGTCTCAATTGACGGCACCGACTGCTGATTTACGGCGCCAATCGCCGGGATCACTCGGATGTTAGGGGATGAAACCGGAATGGTTTCGCCCGTAATGGTTCCAGAAGTCGCAAAGCTGTAGGTCGAGGGCGACAGCACAAGCCGTGTTGTCACGGTGCCGTTATCGCCAATGACGACGCTACCCTTGACGGTCGTAACCTGGCTGGTCCCGCCGATGGTCGTTGCGCCGCGAATAACATTGACCGAAGTAGTCTCGCCAAGCGTTGTGTCGCCTTTGATGGTGTTTTCTTTGCCGGTTGAGCCAATGAACACATCGCTGGCCGCAGGCCCGTTCGTAACGCCGGAATAGCCAATGTAGACCTGTCCCGACGTGCCTGCGCCCGCACCACCGCCGATGTACACATTGCCGTTTGCGCCTACGCTTGATCCACCCGCCAGCTTGACATGCTGCCCGACTGCCGCGCTGCCACCTGCGATCAACTCGATGTTGCTCTTCTTGTTCACATCAGAGTTGCCGCCGTACATCGTAATAACGCCACCGGCAGATGAAGATGTGCCCGTTCCCGCCGTAAGTACGATGTTGCCGCCCTGTCCATTGAGCGTGGTGTTGTTGCCTGCCGTGATGGTGACTGCGCCGCCATCTGCTCCCGCACTGTTCTGGGTCGAGTTGCCTGCCGTGATGCTGATGGCACCTGCTTGGCCAGCATTTCCGCCGTTACCGGCCAGCAGCGCAACGCTACCGCCAGACATGCCGGCAGTAGCGCCATTCTGCCCTTGCAGCGTGGCAGATCCAGCGGAGAGAGAAGCTATGGTGCCAATACCGCCACCAAGGAGCAGTTTGCCACCAGGAGCCAGCGCACCAGTGCCGCCTGTGATGACAACATCGCCACCCAGCGTGTTTGAGTTGGTGTTGAATCCACCCGTGATGTTAACAGCGCCGCCAGCTGTTCCAGCAGTCGAGGATTGAGAAGTTCCTCCCTCAAGATAAAGCGCGCCTCCTGCCAATGTTTGACTGCGGCCCGCTCGAAATATCGCGGACGCCCCAACTGTATTTGCGCTAGTGCCTACGAACAGATTGAGCTCGCCAGCCGTAAGCCCGTCACCACTATAAATCTGAACAGTGCCGCCATCGCCAGCAGAAGATGCCCCAGCAAAAAGCTCGACACCGCCGCCAATCCCGCTCGCAAACGTAGTGTTGCCAGCGGTCAGTTGGATGGTCGTGCCATTTGCGCTTGTGCTGCCATCGGCAGCGAAGTTTACGTTAGTAAAGCCGCCATAAGGTGCGAGCTTAATCTCATTGGCGCTATCTGCTGCCAGCCCCGACGGGTTGGGATAGGTGCTGCTCGGATAGCCAAGCACACCACCTGCCGGCCCCACAGGAGCGCCCGAGGCGCCGCCCAAGCCAGAGATCCACAGGTCGTAAGTAGTGCCCCCCATCGCATGGGCAATCGTCCCGATCTGCCTGCTGTTAGTGCCCGGTGTAAGAGACAGCGCACCCGTGTCATCCACATAGACAGGATCGCCATCTAACCCGCCAGCGGCCAAGGTGACGCCTGAGATCGGACCCAGCGACATCACCCGAACGAGGTCTCCCAGCGAGGCGTTGGCTGCGCCAGCTACCGTCTCCAAGTAGACGCCCAACGTCCCGTAGAGGTGGTTCATATTGTTGGCGTAGGCCACCTCAAAGGACGGCACCGTGCGCTGCTGTGCCGGCAGCACGCCGATCTCGGTGGCGTCGGAGATGTGAACCACCTGAAGCGGGGTCAGAGGCTCCCCTGCCTTGCCGACGAGGATGCCGTTGTCCGTGAAGCGGGTGACCCTCTGAAGGATCTCGGACACAGCTGCGTTCGACCAGCCATTGTTGGAGTCGACCTCGATGGTCTCCCCTGCTGCCGGAATGCGCGAGCGGGTCTCAAGCTCCAGAACTGATGCCACCACCTGATCGGTGGCCTCTCCTGCAAGCCCCGTGTTCACCACCAAGCGGATCAGGTAGCTGCCCTCCTTGGTCGGAGTGAACGCTGCTGTCGAAGCGGTGGGAGTGGCGAGTACGACTGGCGTGCCGGCAGGCTGGGAGAGGATCGTCCACTGCCAAGTGGTTACGCCCGTGTTGTCGTTGTTGGAGAGGCTGACAAACGTATTGAGCGGCAGATCAGTATTGCTGCCGGGAGTGCTGTTGATCTGGATCTGTGCAGTTGCCATGGAACTCTCCGGTTAGACCGCAACCTTGACAAGAAAGCTGACATCTGCCGTCTGAACGGCTGGTCCAGTAGAGGTGAATCGAGACGGATCCGTTGCATAGATGACGACAGGATCCGGTCCAAGGGTGGAGTCAGAATAGGCGTAGCCCACGCTAAACTGGATCTGATGCACGGTCTGCCCGACTGCCGCGAGAATCTGAGGGGATGTCAAAGATGCGTTTGCAAGCAGCGACTTCCCAGCAGCAGTCAATGAGGCGTTGCGGGTTCGCAGCTGAGTGGCCACAAGCATCGGCGCGCCATAAGTAGTGTACGAACCACCTGACAAAACCGACAACGGAGCATAAGGCGTAAAGAACGCCGTTATGTCGGTAATCGTAGGCGGGCCGAGAATCGTCAGCAGGTACTGGTTCTGAAATCCGTTAGACGTATCTTTGGAGACCGTGCATCGGATGCCAGCCGGTGCCTTGATGCGAACATTGCTGAGTTGCTGAGTTGTGGAGCTATAAGAGTCCGCACCCCCGATTGTAAAGCTGCCAGTAATGTCAATCTGAGCTTGAGGTGTGAGGCGGGGGCGCCAATCCGCAATAAGCCCCGAGTTAACAAACGTCGCATTGGGGCCAACATTGATCACAGCGATGGCCACATAGCCTGAGTCCGTGCTGGGGATTGGCGCATTCAAGAAGTCTGCATCTGTGCTGTATGCAACCAGAACGCCGCTGCGATAGACAATGCTGGCCGTGGGCGCAGTGAGGCTGCCTGCCGGAATGTACTGGACCGCATCGTTGACTAGGTCAAACGTCATGGTCTTGTTGATAGTCTGAGGCGTGAACACCCCCGAGGCCGTGCTGTAGACATCCGAAAGTGTGGCATCCGTCAGAGCCCGGTTGTAGCGGACTTCAATCAGATCCCGGCGGCAGAAGCCTGTTAACGGCTGATTGGGCACCGTCACTACATGGCTGCCTGAGAGCAGCAGCGGCTTGTAGTAGGACAGGTCGTTCAGCCCAACAACGCCACCAACCGCAGAGGTTGTATCGTTCGTCGCCTGAAAGCCAATGCCTTGAGCAATCGTCACGTCCATGCTGGCAGGGCTGGTCGGCTCCACCACAAAGCCGCGACCAACAAACCCCGTCTGAGCCGTGGCCGTAACGACATCTGCCCCATCCGACATGGCATAGGCGCGAAACAGGTAGTCGCGCAGGTCACGATGCAACTCCGACTGAGCTGCGTTGATGTCGCTGGACTTGGGGCGCTCCAGCGGGTTGATGATCGTCGTATCGAAGGGCTGGTTAGCCATACAGGAACGCTCCGTTAGTCGAGGATGTAGTTGATGGTGATGCCGGCAGGACGTGAACTCTCAAGGTTCTGCGCCATGCCAGCATAGGTGGGGAACAGAAGCGACAGGTTGGGCAAGCCGACATAGAACGCACCCCGATCTGAGACATCCCCATACCACCGATTGGCCAACTGGTCAGGGACGTAGGGCTGGTCCAGATCCCACACGAAGATGTTGCCGTTAAACGCAGGCACCACCACGTTCAGCGCAGCTTGGGTCAGCGTCAGATTGATCGGGAAGTCCCATGCCGTCATCAGACGGAGATCCCAGATCTCCCGGTAGATGTATTCCTGCCCTGCCGCATGGACCAAAGCCCCAATGGACTCATCAATGATCCGCCGCATGGCCGCAGGCGTAACCGTATCGGGCAGGGTCATCATGCGGCTGCGGTAGGCTGCATCTGTCTCCCCAACAGTGCGGGGCAGTCCTCGATCATAGCCAAGGCCATCCAGCATGGGCGCAGAGCCGCCGGTCATGGGCGTGGCTTGGCGCACCTTCAGGCTGGCGTCGAAATAGACAGGTGCTGAAACCAGCGGCGTGACCACCACAGAGACAGGACCAGGGACCAGCTCCCCTCCCGCCGAGGTGAACGGCCCCGGCTGGTCATACAGCCAGCCCCGAACCAGCGCCTGCACTCCCACCGAGTAGGGGCCAACATCCGTTCCAGAGGTAAACGAAACAGGTGCCAAGGTGGCGTAGAGATAGCCATCTGCCGTGCCAACAATGGTACCTGCCTCCACCGTAATGGCAGAGCCAAGAGTCGAGTCGCGGTACAGCTCGACGGTGCCGGTGGAGTAGCTGCCCCCAGTTGCGCTGCGGATGTACTGGCCCGTGCCGACATGGGCAATAGCCTGCGACACCCGCGCAGTCATCATCGCCACAGCTTGCAGGAACTCGTATCCCGGCCCCGGATCTTTGATCGGTGCCAGATAGTGCTGCGGCAGGATGCGATCAAAGAGCGCCAGCATCTCCGCTTGAGAGAAGCTGGGCAGATCAGGCAGCGGCGATGATGCGGACGAGTAGCCCATGCTTTAGCCCCACTGCACCGCGTCAGGGTTGGTGTAGTTGCCGATGGGCGTTCCGGGGTTGCTGCTGGACGCCTGCACGATGGCGAGGTTGGCGCGCAGCACTTCCAGAGGCGAAGTGACCACCGTGCCCGAGGGCGAAACAATCGTCTGCCTGACGTTAGCAGCCTGATCCGCCGTCGAGGGAAGCACCAGCCCCGACACACCTTGCAGTGCTTGAAAGAGCGCCAGCGGCGTCAGGTCATCCCCAGGGTTCAGGTTGTTGATGACGTTGACACAAGCTGCCCGAGCGTTGACGGCCACCTGGTCGATGTTCACGCCTGCGTTGAATGACAGGGAGAGCTGCACCGGCTGGAGGATCACCTTGGCGACCTGCACCTGCACGAAGATCCCCGCAGGGCGGTAATCCTCCAAGGCGTTAAACACAGTCTGCGCCAGCACTGCTGACTGCGCCTCATAGGCGGGAGGATTCACGCCCAGATCCGCTAGCGTGTCCGTGTACTGATCTGCGATGACCAGATAGACCAGCTTGTTGCCGCGCCCTTGGCTGTCGAGTGCTTCATAAGCAGAAGCGCGAACAACCCCCGGCACCGTCAAGGCGCCCTGCACCAAGGCAGCCAAGGTGCCGCGCCTTGCCGTCGTAAAGAAGGCCCGACCACGCTCGCGGAAGTCCGTGTCGCTCTCTCGATCAGATGCGCCAAAGGTGGCAATCGGATTGGTGGCTGACAGGTTGGCCGGCGCACCGGGAATGGTGCTCTCGATGTTGGTGATCGTGCCGATGGCTGCCTGCTGATCCGCTCCAGCCAGAAGGCTCCTCACCCCAACAAAGACTGGACCCGTCCCGCCAGCAAGAAACGTCTCGTTCTGCACCGTGGCAAAGCGGGTGCCTGCCGAGGTGGAGAGGATGGTGCCAACCGGGATGGTGAACGGTGAAGGGTTGGTAGACGCCGTGGTGAACTGCACGCTGCCCGTAGCGGCTGCTGCCACCTTGCGGGTCAGGCCGTAACGATCAGCCAGCAGGCGGTCCAGAGCCTCTCCAGTGGCGCTGTCGAGGTAGAGCCCCGCAGTCACATTGGAGAGCTGGCCCATCACCTCATCAGCGGCTGCCGTGGCAGCTGCAACAAGGATGTTGGCGTCGGAGCCGTCACGATCAATGGCCCCACGGGTCAGCTGTGGATTGCGTGCCAGAGCCTCGTTGCGGGCCGTGCGAAACAGAGTCGAAAAGCTAGGAAAGTCCACCGCTCACCTCACAGCTGGACGACGCCCGTAGGCACCGCCATCGCAACCGCAACCTGCTGTCCCGTGGTTCGCATCCGAACCTTCACGCCGATATTCAGCGTTCCAGCGGACGCAGCATACGACAAGCTGGCTTTAACTTCCGCGACTTCTGGCTCTTCTGCCACCTGCATCTCAATAGCCTTTGCCAGCTTGCGAAGATCCACCACCGGCAGCGGCTCCTTCTCTCTCAGACCCACTCCGTACTTGGGCAGATGGAAGAAGTCGCCAGGCTTACTTACCACACGACGAATAATCAGCTTCTGGAGCAGCTCCGGTCCTGACTGCGTGACGTAATCGCCAGCAGAGGAGATCTGAAGCGTGCCGCCAACGTAGTCCTGAATGGCCGTCGGCTTGTTCGCCAGATCCGACAGGGCATAACCAGAAGCTGCCGTCCGAGTGTCATGCGTGGCGTCATTGGAGGCATAAGCCCCCTTGAACGTGGCGGACAGCGCAGGAAACGGCACGCTGTTGGAGTCCAGCAGGGTGCTGGTTGCCAACTGCATGTCCACCAGAGCCGATGCAAAACTCTGGAGGGTCAGGATGTTGTAGGTGAAGGCGTCGACCATCTCGACCGCGATGGGCGTCAGCACCCGTCCCGTCGAGACAACCGTGATGCTCCACGTCGAGGGGTTCAGAGCATCCCCTGCGCCAGTGGATGCCAAGTGCAGCGGCTCCACAGACAGCACCACCTGCACCACGCGATCACTCACCGCAACGACGCGGGTGAACTCCATGGGAGGCGGCGGGGTTGCGTAGCCGTAAAGCCCTGTGCCGTAGGGCGCTATGCCGTAGCCACTCACGATGCCACCACCTTGTCTGAAGCTGCGTCGATCTTGCCGGAAAGCTGGAGAGGGCCACCCAGCGCCGTCGCTGTTGTGCCGCCAACAAGCGTCAGCGCAACGCTTTGCGGGATGCCACCGGAAGGCGTGTAAGTGAATGTCACTAGCGGGCCAACGGCAGTGATTCCGAATGTCCCGTTCGCAGTGGTGTCATCCAGCCGAGCCACTCCCTTGGTGGCGCTCTCGCTCCCCAACTTCACCTTGCCGTCCTCGGCAGCGATCACCACGTTGCCGGCCCCCTGCACGTTCAAGCGCAGGTTCTTGCCTGACTCAACGACAAGGGTCACGTCCTCGGGGTTATCTGCCACAGCCTGCGGAGGAGGATCTGCCGGCGACCACAGTCGCTGAGAGATCACCAGCCCCTGATCGGGATCACCTGAAGGGGCCAGCACCAGCACCTCATCATCAGCGTGCAGGGGCATGTAGAGGCCGAACCCGTTGCCAGCATAGGCAGCGCCCACCCGTGCCGTCTCTTGATCCCCAGAGGGCAGCAGCGTCACGTCCACCAGCACGTCCTGCTGTCCGTTTCGCATCTCCACATAGGGCTCGCTGGTCAGCACGCCATAGGAGATCCAGATGCGCGGATCAATCCCTGGGCGGCTGAGAGCGTTCGCCATGCGGGCCATATCGAACCCGGTTGTCACCCTTGAGCGCAGCATGGTTACTTCCTCGGCCTTGTGGAGGACACCACGTTCTTGATCCGCTGCTGCTGAGTTGCCAGCGGCGTCGGGCGGGTCACCCCGTTGCGGACCTCGACGTAGTTGTGGAAGTCAAACGCCACTGAGATGCCTGATCCAATGTCCCAATCCAGCTTCACGTTGTTCACGCGAAACGTGTTCTGGATCTGAAGCAGATAGCCTCGACGGGTGGCCACCACGATGCGGGCCAAGTTCACATCTCCCATGCGCTGGGCAACTGCTTGGATCTCCTCTTCCAGAGACAGCTGATTCTGCTGCACCAAAGGAGCCACAGCAGGAGCACGAGCGGACAAGGGTCGCGCCTCAAACGCCAAGGTCATGCCGTCGCCAGGGCGAAGGCCCAGAAGGTCAGGATCTTCATTGCCAGCGCCAAAGGATGCCAGCGAACGGGTCTTGACCTTGCCCCCCATCTCGCCGCGCATGATCTCCTCGTACAGCTCCTCTGCAATAGCCTGAAGCTCCCGCTGATCCGTGATGCCCTTGACCTCAATAGTCAGCACCTCCTGATCGCCCTTCTTGCCCTTGGGCGGAAGGCCGGATCGAGCAGCCGCTTTGTTGTCCTTGGAGATCGCCTGAGTCAGATCAAAAGGCTCTGCCATTCCCGGCAGCTTGAAGTGCGGCTGGCGATCCGTGGAGATTGCTTGCAGGAGGCGCCCAGAGCCTCGGGCGGTGCTGGAGGGGTTATAGGAGATCGCCCTCACCGCTCGCGGGGTGATGCCCGTGTACTTCCGCTCCAGCGTCATCTCTTCAATGCTGCGACCATAGACCAGCCTCCGAACGTTGATCGGCTTGGCCTCTCCAATGTCCCGAGGGCCATCATTAAACGGCGACGGGATGTACTGACTGTTCGACTCTGAGGGCAGGCGCTGCTGATCGTAAAGGGTGCGCGCAGGGCGAATATAGATACTGGGCATCAGTTGCGCGAGAGGCGGCGGACCTTTTCCGCTACCGCCCGTACCAGCCCGACGATCCGGCATGATCGCAAAGTAGGGAACCGCATGGACCAGATAGCAGTAGCGGGTCACAAGATCCCAGAAGTTCAGCTTGCTGATGTCAGCACCAGGAGATGCCTTCACATTCTTGCCATTCGCCCCTCGACGCACCCGAGGGCGCTTCAAGACCAACTCATCCAAGTTGTCGAGGCTGGGAATCACGCCATTCGGCCACTCGTAGTCCGCAGCGGGATAGGCTTGAATGCCTCCACGCCAAGGCAAGCAATCAATGATCTGCTGCACCACCTCATGGATAGGGCGCTTGAGATCTATGCCAGCCACCAGCTCCGGGGTGATCGGGGTGTTCAGGAACAGGCCGGTCATGTCGCGGCCTTCTATGGTCACCTCGCTGCCCCGTGCCGTGTGCGAAACATGCCAGCTATCCACCATGCCCTGAAGGACAAGGTTGCCCGGCTTTCGCAGGTTCCGTGTGAGCATGCTGGTGCGCTCACCATTCGGGGGCTTGACCTGCGTGACTCCATCAGCCCAAGTGTTGGCCTCGATGGAGTCCATGTAGATCTCGACGCCCACCGAACGGACAATGCGCGGATCTATCGGCAGATCCTTGTAGTCGAAGGTCAAGTTGAACTTGCCCGCCTGTCGATAAGCAGGGATCTCCACACTGGCCTTCTTCGGCACCCGTCCCGTGTAACCAACCCCGCTCTCGGTCTGCATGCCGCCAAGGATCTGCGCCACTGGCGAGGGGAGCGCCCCTACGAAGGTCTGATCGACTAGCGTGTTGACGTTGAAGTCCTGAATCCCCTGCTGCGTGAGAGTCAACGTCTCATCGAACCTGATGCGAAGGTTCACCACGCAGGAGGGGTAGTAGGTAGCTCCAAGCGGCACGCCAGTCGCCATCAGTAGCTCCTGCTGGAAGCAAAGCCTGCCGGCCCGCCGTTGTTGCCCTGCTTAGGCACCCACACAAGATCACCAGCATTCAGCTTGGAGGAAGCGAACCCGTTGAACTGCATGAGCTGCTGCCAGTTGTCCGGGGTGCCGTAGTAGCGGGTCGAGACATCGCGCAGGTCCATGTTCTGCGATGCCACAAAGGACGCCGAAAGCTCCTGCTGAAGCTGCTGCTCCAAGGCGTAGCGGGTCAAGGCGTTGTTGTAGCGCACGCTCTGGACTGCGTTGTTGAAGGACCGCTGCACGCTGTTGCCGGCGATCTGGATGCCCATGGGCGCATCATCCTGCATGCCCCACGCCCCGAACTCCACGCAGTCCGCCAAGGAGCGATCTACAGCCGTGCCAAGAGTCTGAGAGGCAGAGACAACCAACCCACTGGCCGAGGCCGCTATTCGCCGCGCAGCGTCAAAGGGAGCCTGCGCGTAGGTCGCCACAGAGGATGTCGCGTTGTAGATGACTTCGGCAGCGCGAGTAGTTCCTTCATCAAACGCAGTTACGGACTGCAATAAGGTATTGCTAAACGTCAAACTCGCTTCTTGGAGCAGCTCAAACGCGGTGGCTGTGGCTGTGGAAACATTCTGAGCTTGTTGCAGCGCCTGCACCGCCTGATCTGCCAAGTTGGGGGCGTTCTGCTGGGCCGTAGGAACCACAGCCTCATTCTGAGAGAGGACCGAGAAGTCCATCTCCCATTCGCAGTCATGCACGTTGTTCCAGTGCTGCGTAAAGCTGGTGATGTGCCCAACCCGCTGCAACCCAGCCCAAGAGAGGGTGATCCTCCTGCCCATTCGGCGCATGTCGTCGACACGCTGCACAAGATCAGATACCGAGGCGATTGCCGCCGATGTGGTCAAGGTGCTCTGTATGGCTGCTCGCAACTGAGTAACTTCGGCCCCAATAAAGCGGGCCGCACCAGTGCCCTGAATGAACCGATCCTTCCAGTAGCCACGAAGGGTAATCACACCCTCCTCTGGCCCAAGCATCTGAACCGTGGCCTCGGGATTGCCTGGATACCAAGTGAACTCGGCCCGCTGCTTTCCTGAGATGGTCAAGGGGCGATAAGGCAGCGCCCTCTCGCGCAACTCCAAGGTTACGCCCCCCTCTTCGATCAGCGAGAATGTAGATGCCTCTGATTCAGCCATGACACTCTTTCGCTAGGGGGCAAACGTCGGAGTCATCTGCGACTGCATCTTCATCTCGCCCACACGGGCCAGATCCGTTGCGAACGCCACTGCTATCCGGTCAGGATCAAACCCTTCCGCAAAGGCTTGGTTGATGTCGAACCGGCTGTAGCGGAAGTCTTGGTAAACACTGCTGCGGTCTTTAGGCGCACCCTCTCGCTTAGGAAGGCCACCTTCCGCCAAGATCTCTGGCTTGGTTTGTTTGCGCCACATCTCGCGAGCAAACGCGCCCTGTTCCATCAACCAGTTGAGTGGGCTGAACCCAAGCAGATCCTTACCTGCGCCCATCATAGATTTAGAAAATTGCTCTAGCCCAGGTATGGACGCCATCTTGGTGCCCACCCAGTTCATAAACTGCTGAGACTTTTCAAACAGCAGCTTAAACGCAATGACCACGCCGACAACAAGATTGCCTGCGCCTTCAGAGATCGCGTCCATGGCGTTCTTTATCATTGGCATATCTAGGATCTTGGTCAGCTCGGTTGCCGCTATCTTCTGCGATTCAAAGAACTTGGCACCCTCCACGACAAACATCATGTCCCAAGCAGACTTGAGCGTGCCGAAAACAGAAACAGCATCACGCGCAGTTGCCGGGAGTGCGGCGCCGGCTTTGTTAACAGCCTCCATAGCAAGCCGCAGCCTGTCTGCCGAAGTTAACAACTTAGGGTCGCTCCACTGTCGCGACGTATAACCAGTAAACTGCTCCAAGAACTTATACATTGACGTAGTGGTACGAACATGCCCCTCAAGCATCTCGACCATCTGTGTTGCCGCTACTCCTGGCGCTTTCCCTAGGTTGATGGCCAATGCAGAATACTTTGAGATGAAGTCAACAAACTGCTTCATGTCCTTCTGTCCGCCTGACAAGGCAGAAGGAAGTGTGCGCGAAAACACATCGATGTAGTCCTTGGCTTCACCCGGCAGTTTGGCGGCCAGTTCCACCATCTGTCCCATCAACTTGCGGGAAAGATCTTCGGCTTTTGAATAGCTAGATTCAACGCCGCGAGTGAAAATAGAGCCGGCAATAGCTGCGGTTTGCTGCTCATACTGAGCGCCAAGGTCTGCAACCTTGCTGAAGAACCCAGTGGCCGCATTACGCGCCATGTCTAGGCCAGCCGTTACCAGATTGGCTGTGACTCCAGCGCCGACCAAAGTTCCAAAAATGCCGCTTTTTTTAGATTCGCGCTGTTCCTTCTCTTGTGCATTCTGCTTTTCTCGCTCAACACGACGAGTCTCCCGAATGGCGGCATCTGCCAACCGATGCTCAAGCGCAGTACGTTGAAGGGCCAAGCGCTCGGCGTGCATCCGCTCTCTTGCCATTGACGCTTCCTTGAAGCGTTCAGCGCGGGCGGTTTCACGAACAGCTGCGTCGGCTGCTCGGATTTGGGCGTTCTTATGCTTCTGCTCTGCAAGAATGGCAGAAGCGGAGGCCTTCTGAGCTGCTACAAGCTCTTCTTGGCGTGCCTTTTGTTGTGCTAACGCGGACTTCTCAGCGCCCTTAACAACCTCAAGCTGCGCTCGGTTTGCTGATCTTTGCTGCTCTAATGCGGAAGCATCAGCAGCCCGTTGCGTCTGAAGTAAAGAGCGCTCAACAGCTTTCTGAGCAGAGACGGCGGATTGTGCGCTCTCACTTGCAGCAGCCCCAATGCCGCCGCCGCCTCTGCCGCCTGCCGCTTTTCGCAATTTCTCAAGAGCCTGAGCTGCGTCGTGGGCATTAACTTCAATGCTGACAAGCTGCTCATTGACCTTTGACAACCCAGGACTGAGGTTGTCCTTTAGCTCAAGGAACGTAGAAATTGTGACTTGATCGGCCATGTCTTGGTTCCTTAGCCCATGTCATGGGAAAACTTACCTGCGTCGTTTTCCTCACTGACAATCTTTGCCACACTTCGGGCCAGCCGATCTAGCTCCCTTAAAGTCAGCCGCTTCAATTCACTGATCGGCTGGTTGCCATAGCGGCCAACGTAGGCGATCTGATTCCAGATGCGGGACTCAACAGCCTCTGAGCGCTCATAGGCAGTCCCGATGTCACTCACACGAACTCCTAGAGTGTATCGGGACTGCCGTTTTGAGTTGCTTAGACGCTGGACGTGCGCGAGGCGAAAAAATCCTCCACCTCGTCATCGTTTGCCAGGTTCAGCTTCACCCAAGCAGATGCCACAAGCGTGCGGACCTTGGGGTGCATTGAGGTCCAAGCAGCATCAACAGAGCCATCGCCAATGCGAACGGTCTCCCCGTTGATCTCCACGATAGACTGCTTGGCCATCTCCTGAGCCCGCTTGTCCGGTGCGCCCTTGCACCGAGCCTCTGCCTTCAGCTCCTCTTCAGCCGTGATCTCCACCATTCCGATGGAGCGAACCTCGCCAGGGACGCTGGCAGGCACGTTGAAGCGATGCACCACACGATCCTGCTGACCCAGACCCAACTTCTGCTCAAATGCGTTCATGTTTGTTCCCCTGCGGATTGAGGATGGTTGACTTGCCTACTAGCCAATGCGCTTGAAGTCCGAGCAGCTGCCCGAGATCTTGAAGGATGCGTAGTCAGAGCGGCTGCCGACGTTGAACGGCAGGTCCGCAAAGAACACATCCTTCAGCACGATGCGCGGGCGCTGCCCATTCGGGTACTGAAGCGTGGCTATGATGTTGATGACCGTTCCCGGCGTGCGGCGCTGGGCTCGATCCTTCACGGCCTCAAGGAATGCGAACACTCCCTCATCCTCGGTGTGAACTTCCAGCTCAACACCGCAGCCCTTGAAAATCTCGTCGAAACGGTTAGTGGTCTCGCCCAGATAGCCCTCTTCCACCTTGTCGAAGTTGGGCGTGATGCTGAAGTTCTTGACATCGGTCAGCGAGATTTGCTGAGCGCCGTTAACCAGCACTGCCACAAAAATCTCCTGCCCCTTTAAACGCTGCGCCATGACGAATCTCCATAAAGCAAAAGCGCGCAGAGCCTCTCGGCATCCTGCGCGCCCTATCCGTTCGCCCCGTGCGAACGTGTAGCGTGCGCCCTATTCGGGCATGGGGGCAAAGTACCCTTAGATAGCCCTCGGGTCAAGGGAGACAAGCGCACCGGAGGGCCGGCACGGGCAGGAAGGGGGTGCTGGAGGGAAGGGATGCACCAGCCCGCACTAGGCGAGAGGGGAGCGGCTTGGCTCGGGTGCGCTTGTCTATCTCCAGTCTAGTGCAACTCGCTTACTTTTTCCCCTTCTTTGCCTTCCCGTACTTCCTCATGGTCTTCTCGTCTTGGCGCTTGTACTCAGGCAGCTTCTTGAGCTTGCTCTTCGGAGTCTCTGCCACGAACTTCTCGGCAGTACCTTCCGGCACCTCTCCGCGCTTCTGGGCTGCGAAGAGAAATCTCATCTGAGCCTTCGACTTTAACGGCACTTGGCGCTCCTACTGAATGGTGCTGGTCTCGTGGCCAAAGCACACGGCATCCAGCACAATGAAGCCATGCTCCCTCAAGAGCGGCGCATCGCATGATGCACACACCGGCTTGGGCTGGCAAAGGCAGTCACGCTCATCCACCTCATCCCAACGGTGCGTGTCCACGCCCCCGTTGTGAGCCCAGATGATCGTCTCGTTCTTATGGCAAGCAGCGCAACGCATGGGCGCATCCTAGTGCCAAAAAGATTAAGAGGCCACACGGGGTTAGCGTGTAGCCTCTTTACTCTATTGGTGGAGCGAGCGGGATTTGAACCCGCAAAACCGCCGTGCAAGGGCAGCAGTTTACCGTTAGCTTATCGCCCCAAGTTGTCCAAATGCTTCTACCCCACTCCCACTTCCGGCGCAATAGAAGAAGCGACGTAGGCCAAGGTGCGCTCTGTCTTAGGGTCCACCTCTCCCGTGGCCGGCAGCTTCCATGCTCTCTGGAAGGCCATGATGGACTGCTGGGAGCGGGGGCCGATCTTGCCATCTACCTCGCCTGAGTAGAGCTTCAGGAAGGCAAGGCACTCCTGGACTTCCTTCTCATCGAGCTTCAGCTCAGGGCCGTAGATGGCTTGGATGCGAGCATCTGCTGCTGCGCTGGTGTTGGTGCTCTTGGGGCTGTACTGAGCGATGAGTGCAGGCCCTTCTGAGCCAAGGTAGTTGTAGTGCCAGTCCTCGGAGCCCCGCTTGTTGTCCTTCCTGTGGCAGTACCAGCCGAACCCGCGCATGAAGGCATCCATGGTGATCTTGTCACCTCGGAAGGCGGGGAGCATGGCATCCACAGCCGCATCTATGGCGATGCCGTAGTTATGGAGGCTGAATCCGGGCGGCTGGACACCACTCTTCTCTTGCATGGCCTGCAAGGACTGCTCGGCGGTGCGGAACATGTCGCTGACACGGATGCGCTGCCCAAGGGCAGTCTCGGCTGCATGGAAGGCTGCGGCTGCATCTGGGTGCAGGCGGGCCATTCGCATGGGAAGCATGTCCTTCTGAGCGCCATAGATGCCCAGAACTGAGGGCAGGGTGGTCAGCTTGAGTGTGAGGCGTGCCATAAAGTCCTCCAAGAGCGATCCGCGCAACATTCTTGCGCGAAGGGGAAGATAAACCAAAAGAAGGAGGGCCACCCGGCGTCCCGAGTGACCCTCCCTGCCTGCTCCTTCTAGCCGGTTCCGCTGCCGTCTAGGGTGTTCAGGCAACCCTTGCCGAAGGCAGAACTACGCCTTCAGTGCTGCCGGCAGCATGTGGACCTTCAGCTTGCTGCCGTGCTTGAAGCCGACCGGAACGGCCCACTTGCCGCTCGGAACGTCTGCGTACTTGGCGAACACGCCAGCGGCGCTTCCCAGGTACACGCGCTCGTCATCAGCAAAGGCGTTCAGCGCGCCCGAGGCGACTGCCGAGAGGCCAGCCATCACGACGCGAGCATTGCTGCCGCTCTTGGCATCAACGCAGCCGAAGGCGCCAGCGGCGTCCCAGGTTGCGGCTGCGCCAGCGGAGTCAACGAAGCAGCCAACGGTCGCTGCCGAGGCCATGGTCTCGGCCAGCGAGGAGTGCGCGTGCTTGGCACCTGCGTCCACGAACTCGCCACCAACGAGGTCGCCGTCAACCTTCAGGTTGCCGCTGCCGTCGATGGAGAGGTCCGGGCCGGTGGTGCGGAAGCTCAGGCTGTCGCCGTCAACGAACACCGGCTTGGCTGCCACGACCTTCGCGGAGACTGCGGTGCCGATCTTCTGCACGCCTGCGCCGAACGAGAGGTTCTCAGCGCGGCTGAAGATCACGAACTCCAGAGCTGCCGAGCCAACCGCTGCGGTGCCTGCGTTCGCGCAAACGAACGAGGTGCCGGGGGCTGCGCCAGCTGCCGAGGTGCTCTCGACGTAGACGTAGGAGCCTGCTGCATCAGCAGCCGCTGCCATGTCCGCAGCGCGAGCGAACGCGCCACCAGCCTGAACAACGTAGATACCGCAGTCAACGTGAGCCGCGCCGTAGACCAGGACGCGGGCGCCAGCTGCGAGACCCTGTGCTGCCGAGAAGGCAACTGCATCTGCCGGCAGGGTCTGTGCGCCCTGAACGCGGTCGAATGCGTAGTCAACCGAGGTCTTGAAGGACAGACCCTGAACGCGAGCGTCAGCGTAGTCCTTGGCCTCCTGAAGGTTGGCAGCCTCTGCTGCCGTTGCACGGGAGACCTCATCAGCGAGGTCAGCCGCGATTGCAGCCTCTGCTGCCTCTGCACGGGTGATCTCTGCCGTCAGGTCGCTGGTCAGCTGCGACTCAGCGGACTGTGCGCGGCTCTGCTCGGCTGCGATTGCAGCGGCGTTTGCGGCCTCTGCTGCGCGTGCGGTTGCTGCCTCTGCTGCGAGGTTTGCAGTCAGGGTGGCCTCTGCGCCCTCGGCCCGTGCCTGCTCTGCGCTGATGGCTGCGTTCGCTGCGTTGATCGCGGCGATGCGTGCAGCCTGCTCGGCACCTTCTGCTGCCGTGGCGCGTGCGATCTCTGCGTTGAGCGATGCCGTCAGGGCGTCGTCAGCAGCGATGCGTGCGGCCTCTTCAGCGGACAGGTCCGCCGTCAGGCTGTTGATTGCGCTCTGGAGCGCCGCGTTGCTGGCGTTCTGGAGTGCATCAATCGACGCCTGGAGGGCTGCGTCTGCGTTCTGGCGAGCAGTGGCCTCAGAGCCCTCTGCTGCGATTGCACGGGCGATCTCTGCATCGAGGTCGCTGCGGAGAGCCGCATCGCCTGCGATACGAGCTGCCTGCTCGGTCGAGATCGCGGCCTGACGGTCGCTGATCTCGGTGTCGATACGCCCACCGAGAGCCGTGTCGGCTGCGGTGCGTGCGTTGGTCTCTGCCGTCAGCGATGCGCTGATCGCTGCATCAGCCGCAACGCGAGCCGCAGTCTCAGCGGTCAGGCTGTCGCCCAGAGCCGCCTCGGCCTGCGTTGCGCGTGCTGCCTCTGCATTGATGAGGTCGGTCATGTCACCGACTGCACCATCCAGCTGCCCCTTGTTGACTGCGTCCAGCGTCTGAACGCCGTTCGCAACCTGGATGGTGTCGTTCGCGGTCTGCTCGATCAGCTGACCGTCCGCATCCAGAAAGAGAAACTTCTTTGCGTTTGCCACTTGCCACTCCTTGCGGGGCACCCCATGTGCCCCAGCTGGCTGGCCGAATGCCAGCCGGTCTTTTCTGCTTGCGGATTAGCAGTCAGTTGCGCCCGAGAACTCGGGCAAAGTCTTGAGCCATGCGTAGGCTGCGGGGTAGATGTCTCCCGTCAGCGAGGCCGTCTCGGTTCCATACTCAAAGAGCTTGACCGGCGCATCGCCGCGCTCCCGTGCAGCCGCGTCCTCGTACCACGCAACCAGCGGGTAGGTGGTCTGCGTGTCGACGCGAATGAACAGGATACGCGCATAGGCTTCCGGATAAACCACATCGGGAAGCGCCACCTCGTCCGGGGATTCCGGGATGCGGTTGGGCGGAATGGTGAGCGAAACCTGAAGTGCCATGGGATTAGCCTCCGATGCGGATGCGGCTGTTGGCCGCGAAGGTGAGAGAGGGATAGGTATGCCGCCCAAGCTGAGCCGAGCCGCCAGAACCCGCGCGCGTCTGGATCTTGGCTCCGGCGCTGACAGACACGCCGCCCGTGCCGGTCACCTTGGCGCCGGATGCCCAAGTTGCGATGGACAGAACAAGCGTGCCACCCGTAACCGTGGTGCCGCCCGTGTAGGAGTTGCTGGTGTTGGTAAGAACCCATCTACCAGCGTCAGCCTTATTGACCGTAATGGTGCCTGCGCCCGATCCGTTGGCAGCGATAAGGAAGCTAACCGTATTGTCCGCCGTCCCTATACCGCCAAACTGGTAGGTGCGCGTCTGGCCTGCGTTAGTGTTAGCGCTAATAAAGGCAGTTGAATGAGTTACCGCTGCTGAGCCAGAAGACTCAAATCGCGCCACAAGACCCGTACCAGTTCCAGAGATGGTGATAACCCGAGAGACGTTCTTTGCAACTGATCCCGTAAACCGCAAACCACCTGCATTGGCTGCTGTGGCATTGCCTGCTACTGAACAAGTACCCGAACTCAAGGCACTAGTAGTGCGGTAGCCAAGAGTTCCTGCGCTAACCGTAAGTGCGCTCAAGGTCATGTCTTCTGCGGCTGAATACGCCAAGTCTGCGAAGCCCGCGCCATCCTTGGTGACTGCGTTAGATGCCCCTAGGTTCAAGCGTGGCGTAATGCCGATATCGCCCGATCCGCCAAGCACAAGCGGAGCGCCAAAGATTGCAGTCGCAGAGGACAGCGTCAAGGTTCCGGCATCTGAGTTAATGCGCGGAGTGCCGGACAGCTGAATCGCGCCTGAGTAGGTGTTGTTGCCTGCGATGTTACGCAGGCCCCCCGTATTCGGAGCAGCCGTGGTGCCCGAGCTGGAAAGTGTCAGCGCCTTAGCCGGAAGCCCTGTGAGGTTGCCCGAGGTGCCGTCCAGTTCAAGCGCCGTGAGAGTCGGAACAGTGATGCCGAAGGAGGATCCCTGGCCGATGGAGTCGTTGTTGGTCAGCCGCAGGATGCTGTTTGCCGTCGAGATCGCGATGGCTGCGGCTGCACTGGTGAAGGTGTTGGTGCCCGACAGCGTGGCCCGTGCGCCACCGTTGACTGCGATAGTGCCTGCGTCAGAGATCGTACCGCTGTAGGTGCGCGCATCGTTGCGCCCAAAGGCCAAGGTTGCGCCAGAGGCAACGACTGCGTTGGATGCGTCGTTATTGCCGAGCGTACCGGTAGCACCAGCATTGCCGATACGCAGGGTGCCGTTGGAGATCGTGTAGGTACCCGTATTGGTATTAGTGCCGGTCAGAGCAAGAGTGCCCGACTCGATCTTTTCAATAGCGCCATCAGGGGTGTTGGCTGCCAACGCAACAGTGTACGTTGGCGCAACCGCGCCTGCGCCGCCTCCAGTAAAAGTCAATGTCGGAGGCGTCGTATACCCAACGCCAGGACACGTTACAATAATGTCAGTAATTGTACTGGTCGTGATGTCATAAACACAGCGCGCCGTAGCTCCGGAACCGCCACCTCCAGAGAAGTAAACTACAGGGGCTCCGATGTAGTTAGTGCCGCCGCCTGTAATTGCAACAGAACTCACGCCAGAACCGGTAGCCGCTTCAATAGCTGCGCCAAGAACTCCAGTTGCAACCGCGCCGCCAGAGATCCTATTTCCTGCGCCATACAACCGCACAGGAAAGTTCAACAAAAACGGGCTCGTAATTCCGAGCACGCCACCCTGCAAGTTAATAGCACGAGATGCGGCAGTCGTAGTAATCGTAGCGGAGCTAAAGTTGATTCGCCCTGCCGATAGAATATTAATTGCGTGAGTTGCGTTTGTATTAATGGTAGGCAAAATTAGACTGCCGGCGTTGTAGGTGCTGCCGTCGACAGTTAGCACCGCAATAGAGGACGCGGTGGTAGTAGCGGAGGACCAGCCAAGCCGAAGCGCACCTGACGTTAAGGTACTACCGGTGCCAATAAAGTTTATGATTGTATTAGCACCGTTACCACGAGCTAGGAGAAGTGAGCCTAGTGCCATCGTAAGTGTGCTGGAATCGCCAAAATCTACAACACCTTGCCCGAAAAATGCCCAACCAGACTGCCCGTTACTAGCGGTACTGACGGTGCCCGCTGTGTTTTTGTGGTAGATGTACTGAGAGGCTGAAACTAGGCCTGTATACCCCCAACCCAAAGCCTGCAAGTTGCCCGAAGATGTAATATCGCTGCCGTATATCGTGCCGCCAGTTTGATAAATAGCCGTGCTGGCAGCGGCATTGTCAGAAGCGTAAAAGTTTACATTTCCTACGGTTTGAATAGTACCGGACGAAAGATACAGCTTTGTTGTTCCCGCAGCAGATCCAATACCAAGATTATTAGTGTTTCCTGTAATACTGCCGCCAAGCACGTTTACTGTGCCGAGCAGGGTTGAACTTGTACCGGATACTGTAGCCGTTGTGCTGACGGTGCTTCCAAGCGCAGAGGAGATCGTTGCAAAATTGCCCGACAAGGTTGCATTGCCCGTAGCACTAACGCTCACAGTATTCGTGGCGCCAGCTGCGCCGGCAACTGTAGCAGTACCCGCCACGGTAATGGTTGACGCACCACCGACCGTAAAGTTGTTGCCTGTCGAACCGGCGCTGATCGTAACTGGTTTTCTGATGGCGCCTGCGCCGGTGAGCGTAGCGCCGCTCGCTACCGTAATAGCGCCGGTTGCGCCCGTCTGCGCTGCCGTGACGTTGAGCGTAGCACCCGCGTTTACAGCCCACGCGCCCGTGTTTGCACCGGCCCCAGAGAACGTCACCGTACCAGGCGCGCTAATCGTAATCGCGCCCGCCCCGCCGATAGCCGAGGAAACCGTTTGCCCTGCCGTGGGGAACACCACTGTTCCCGCTGAATGCGTCAGGGTCGAAACGGAGATGGTGCTGTTGGTCAGCGTCAGGGTACCGGTGCCGGTAACCTTGCTAAACGTACCCGCGCCCGTGATCGAACCGTCGATCTGATAGGCATTGGAGCGGTTCACTGAGGCGGTAGCGCCCGTACCCACAACGATGTTGTTGGCTGCTGCGCCAAAGTCACCAGTTGTGCCGTTAGCGCCTGAAGTCAGCGTGCCGCCAGTAACAGTGACCGTTCCGGTGACCGTATTGGTGCCAGTCAGCGTCAGCGCCTGAGCACCCAACTTTGTGAACCCGTTGGTTCCGGCCAAGGGTGCCGAGATCGTAGATGCGGCGTTGTCGACAGTGAGCGTCGGGACGCTTGCCCCGTTATCCAATGTCAAAATTGCGCCACCAGAGGTGGCAAGGACCCAGCCAAAAAAAGAAGAAGTTGGATCTGCCAGCGTTACAGTGCCGACGGTCCGTGATGTAGTGTCCAGCGTTACCGTGCGCGCAGCTGTAATGTTGTTTGTAAAGTCAGCCGCGGCACTTGCGCCATCCGCGATAACGCTACTGGCCCAGTTGGTTGCCAGCGACCAGTTGCCATTTGCGTCTACTGCCCATGTACCAGAAGCCATCGCGGAGTCTCCCTTAGCTCAACGTCATGGTGATGGAGGTTCCCGTGTCAGCAAAGACAGCCGACGAGAACGCAGTCCCGGTCAGATCAGCTTGCAGATAGCTGAAGTTGCCCACCAATGACCCATAGGTAAAGATCGTGTAAACCCCAGCCCCCGTAAACACGGAGGGATCAACCTCGATGATGGTCGGGTTGCCCAGCGTCAGGGTGCCCGTCACAGCTTGGGTGCCAGTCCCTGCGGCAATAGCTGCCGCAGGGGCGTACCTCTGAACGAATACAAGCGGCATTACGCCTCCACGGCGGAAATCGTGAAGTAGTTATCGGTGCCTGCGCCGGTCACAACTGCGCTGATGACCTGTCCAGCAGTCACGCTCTTCGGGTAGGTGATGTCAGCCCCGGCCACCTGGATCTTGACCGTGGCCCCGCCGCCCTGGTTCAGCGCCGTCAGGGTCAGCGCCTTGGGGGCGTAGAACTTCATGGTGGTGGCGTTGACAGCCAGCGATCCAGAAGCAAACGAGGCGATGTCGTATGCCTTGGTCGGCGTGTTGGTCAGATCCGTATAGCTGCCGCTGAAGGTCGAGAACGAAAGCAGCGGGAGGTCGCGCAGATCGTTGTACGAGCCCGAGCTGGCCACAGTCGCGAGCGAAGGCTTGCCGCTCAGGTCGGCATACGCTCCCGTGGTGGCAACCGCCGTCAGCGAGGGCTTGCCTGACAGGTCAGCGTAAGCGCCCGAAGTAGCCACAGCCGCCAGTGCGGGAGTGTTGGCAAGATCTGCGTACTCACCGCTGGAGGCGACCGTCGACAGCGAAGGCTTCCCACTGAGATCCGTATAGCTGCCCGAGGTAGCGACCGTTGCAAGAACCGGCTTACCGCTCAGGTCGGTGTAGCTTCCAGAAGTAGCGACCGTTGCCAGCCCATCCAGCTTGCTCTTGTCAGCAGCCGACATGAAACCAGCAGCCATCGTGGTTGCTGCGCTGTGCAGCGATCCGCCAGCTTGGCTACCGTGAGCGTGCTGATGGTCGACGCGGGCATAAGCAGACTGCACGCCTGCTGCTGCCGAGGAGCTGATGTCCGTAGCTGCGGTGTTGCCAGCAGCCGGGATAGAAGGCTTGCCGATCAGGTCGGCGTAGTCGCCCGAGGTCGCAATCGTGGCGAGGACCGGAACAACCGGAATCGAAGGCTTGCTGGTGAGGTCAGCGTAGCTGCCCGAGGTCGCCACCGTTGCAAAGGTCGGCTTGCCGGTCACAGAGGCCCAAGAGACAGGCCCGCCACCACCACCGCCACCGCCGAGGGCTGCTGCCACATCCGCAACAAGCGCAACGCCTGCCGCGTTCATGTCCACAGAGCCGAGCGCCTCATCCGTCGAGATCGCAGCCACGGACCACTTGCCGTCCATGAGATCAAAGCCGCCAAGGGCAGCAACAACCACAGAGGACTCGTCCGCGACGATCCAGCCGTAACCAGGCTGCACGGCGCCGCCACCGTAGCCTGCCGGCAGGGTCTGTGCAGTTGCGCTGGTGTTCCAGATCAGTGTGCGTGCCACGGTCTACTCCTGAATGGCGATCTCGCCGGTATCTGGATCAATCGCCACGCCAGCCATCGAGCGGCCCAGCGTGCCTTCAATCCGCTTCTTTGCCAGAAGCGCCCGCGTCTCTGCCTTTTCGGCCAGAGATTGCGCGGTCGCCTGCTTCTTTTCCAAGGCCAGCACACGGCCCTTGGGGTCAATAGCCAGCAGGACATAGAGCTTGCTGATGCGGGCGACTTCTGCCTCGGCCTCTGCTGCCCTCTTCTCCTGCTGCGCCAGTCGCATCTCCCAAAGGTCGTGCAGCTTCACATGAGTCGGAGGCGCAGGAGCGTCAACGCCCTCAACAACAGGCGCAACCGTCACCGGCTCCGGTGCGGTCTTGCGAGTCCTGCGTGTCTTCGGCGCTGCGCCCACTGTCCGCCCTCCTTCGGCTTGCCGGGGGCGGATTCCCAGCGAGCCAGTCAAAGTTACCACGGCTTTTCTGTAGCGCCTAATCGACGCTCAAAAACACTAGAATTTAAGCCCGTTTGACCATCTGCCCTGTGATCGACAGCGATATGTCCGAGCTATTCAAGGCGACTCCCAGAATCTGAAAAGCTGCTGGGAGGGTTATGCCCGCAGGGTCGGTTACAGGCAAGCCAGCGTCACCAACAAACACGGGAGCGCCTGGAATCAAGCCGGTTGCAGCACTTGCCACGATACCGCCAGTGCGAACTCGCACGGTCCCGTTGTTGTAGGCCAGCACGATGCCGAGCGCAGGCATGCGAGAAGAGTCCTGCGGAGTGGCCTTCACAGCCTTTCCGTTGGGCAGGACATGCACAAGCATCCGAGGAGTCAGCACCTCATCCGTGGCAAAGGTCTGCTCTGTATCGGTAGCAGAAGCGCCACCGCCATCTCCGATAGAGAACACCTCGGCCTGCTGCGCGAGGTCGATGACCTCCTGCTCGATCAGGATGGTCTGCTGGGTAGGGTGCTTGACTGTGCCGGCCACATCTAGGGGCTGCGCCAAGTACCCTCTAGCTCCCATGCACTCTGACGGGGACACAGGAGCGGCTGCGCTGCTCCACTCCATCTCGACGGAGACTTGCCGGCTGGAGGCTGACAGCAGCCCCGTGACGATGTAGCGACTGACGGTCCCTGGGGCGCTAGGGCTTAGTCTATGGTCGAGGAAGATCACATCTCCCCGAGCCACCATCCAGCCGTCGTTGGCCTCCAATGGATCATCCACGCTGGCCGTGACCGTCCATTCCCCGCTTGCAACGGGGGTCACCGCTGTTGGCACAAAACCGAGGATCACGGGCCGGTCCATCGACTGCTCCTGCCTAGAACTGCACCATCAGCGATTGCGCCTTGTTGAACCGGCGGTCACTTACTGAATTTGATTCTGCCGAGAAAAATCCGGTCGCCACGATGCGGATCTTCGGGTACGTCGCCGCCGGGTCCAGCTGCCCAACCACGCCGTAGGTCGTTGGAACGGCTCCAGCAGCATCTGCGACGGACACCGTGACCGTATCCGTAGGCGAGTTTGTAGGCGGAAACTGCAAGACGCTGGGCCGCACAAATTGGTGGGCATGTTTGGCCCCTTGTGGGTTATCCATCGTCAGGACAATCCGAGGCTGAGTTTCACGCTTGGTGTAGGTAAAGAGCGTGATGGACTGAACGGCTACACCCGCAGGGTTGGACAGATTCACTGCGAATGTCCCCAGCGAGCCCTCAACTGACGATGCTGCCTTGACAGCAGCGAGTTGGTCGATCTGAGCAACAGAGCCCGCATTGGCCTGCACCGTGACGTACCAGATCCCCGTTGAGACATCTCCAAGCTCAAAGTACCGCTCCCCTGTGTACCGCTTGGGGATGGCATCAATGAGTGCGCGAAGAGTCAGGTCCGTTACATCGACATAGCCCTTGGTAGCCGCATCCGTATCAACCGTCGGAGGGGCGATGCGGCGAATGCGAACGCCATTCACCTCAAGATCTGCGGTGGAGCGGGCTAGAGCCTGCCCGATCTTGCGCGCAGCGGCGGTCTTGGTGTTATTCCCAGGGCGTGCGCCATCTGAGACTTGGGTGACGGTAAAGATGTTGGTGAGCGGATTGACCTTTTGATTGTCAAAAAGCGCAGCCACTACATCGTTAGCCGACTCATCAATGACCACGCCTTCACCGGCAGACAATGTGCCGGTGTAAGGCAGTGGTAGTGTGGCTGGTGCCTGTGAGTTATTGCGAATGAGCGTCTTCAAGCGCGCCTCTTAGTGCTAGGCACGCCACGGTGTGCGGACGCACCGTGCCCAGCCGCTACATATTCTCACCCGCCTTATGCCACGGAGCCGCTAAGGGTCCAATAGATGTCGGCCAGAGTGGCATCCTGCGATGCCGGTGCAACCACCGTCAGAATGTCCCCTATCGACACGCTGGCGTTTGCCACGGCGCTGATCGTCGCCACCGTACCGGATGCCGCGAAGGTTGCGGTCAGCACCTGACCGACGTTGCGGTAGACCGTGAACACTGAGGAACCAGTTGCCGCCGTGTTCGCCGTGAAGACGTGAGCGGTGCTGGTCGCGGACAGAGTGAATGCCCGAGTCGCCTTGAAGTAGAACACCGTGGCGCCTGCATCCGGCTTTGCTGCCACCATGCCAGCCACATCGTAGGGGATGGCAGCGCGAGGAGAGCTGGCCCAAGTCGTTCCGTTGCTGGTCAGGATGTTGCCGGCGGTGCTGGGAGCAACCGTCTGAACTGCGCTGGTTGCGTTGCCGAGCAGAACTGCGTTTGCGGTCAGGCTGGTGGCGCCCGTGCCGCCGTTGCCAACCGCCACCGTGCCCGTCAGCGAGATATTGGGGCTGGCGCCCCCGGAAGATGCCAAGGGCGCAGATGCAGTCACCGCTTGAATAACACCGGAACCACCAACCGCGCGCTCGACCCAAAATCCGCCCGTGTACACAAGGTCAATCGACTGCCACTGGCTCAGGGGGCGCTGCGTGACACCGCCGAGCTGAACCTTAGAGCCAACCAGCGTGCCATCATCTTGCAGCGTAACAATGTTAGCTGATTCGTTGACGATGGTAAGGCGCGTGCCGTCCGACAGACCGGCAATAGCAATGGTCGGCGTGGAAGTCAGAACAGTCGTGCCTGCCGGCGACGAAGTGATCCGAATAACCGGCGTCGTTGCCGTAAAGGCATACGAGACACCGGTAACGGTAACTGCCGTAGCCGTGCCGACGTCGCGGCCCGCAATAGTCACATCGCTGCTGGCTGCGCCGATAGACGTTGACCAGGCAGGCGCGGACGTGCCACCAGCACTACGAAGGATCTGGCCAGCGGTGCCGTTGGCAAGCAGCGCATAAGTGCCGCTGGAGGTGCCATAAAACACCTGCCCACCAGTGGGCGTCGTGCTGCTGCCCGTACCGCCATTTGCAATCGGCAGAATACCGCTGACGTAGTTGGAGCCGCCCGCCAGATTGACTGCGCCATAGGAAAGAGCGCCGGCGCCCGAAACGTACAGCGTGTTGCCCGTGGTCAGCGCGCCGCCAGCCGGAACCGTCGATCCGTTGATCTTGCTCACAGTGGGGTTGGGGAAGTTGCCGCTCAGGTCACCGCTGGCCGCTCCAGTAGGAACTGCCGTATTGGTGCCCCACTCAGGAGCGCCACTTGAGCCAACCTTCAGAACCTGATCAAGCGTGCCTGCTGCCGTGAAGACATACTTGCTGCCGTCTCCATAAGCCACGCCATTGGCCGTCGGAACCGCAGTCCCGTTGGTGCCGCCGTTGGCAATAGGCAGCAGCTGCGTCCAAACAGGCGCGCCCACTCCGCCGCTGGTCAGGATGTAGCCCGAGGTACCTGCTGCCGAGAAGGCATAAGCCGTTCCCGTGCCGTAGGCCACCGCGCCAGCCGTGGGGGTTGCCGTGGCATTGGTGCCGCCGTTAGCGATGGGCAGCGAGCCACTGACATCCGAGCCGAGTGCGACAGCCCCGAAGGTCGGAGCGCCCGAGGCGTTGCCGTGCAGCACCGTCGAGCTAGTGCCAAGCGATCCCAGCGTAGAGGGGGCGCTTCCAGCACCGCCTCCCAGCATCAGAGCATTAGCCGTCAGCGCCGCCGACGATGCCATGGTGCTGCTGCTGTTGAAGTAGGGCAGCCCGCCAGAGGTGCCGCTGCTCAGTCCAGTACCGCCGTTGCCAACAGGAAGCTGCCCGCTGACATCCGACCCAAGTGCAACCGCTCCGAAGGAGGGGGTCGCGCCACCATGCAGAACAGTTGAGGTGGTGCCGCCTGCCAGCTTGCTGACTGCGATGGCTGCGTTGGAGGCCACATCGGCATTGACGATCAGCGAGGCAGGAGCCTGCACCACGCCATCAACAACCTTCACCAAGCCCGTGCCGCCAGGAGCGCCAAGCGTGGTGTGAACATGCGACGGAGTGTTGCCGTTGAAGTAACCGGTAACCGTGCGAGCGCCAGCCGTGGTCCGCGTGATCTCCAAGCGGATCACGATACGGTCAGTTGCAGTCAGCACGGCCTGCTGGATGTAGACAGATGCCGTGAACAGCGCAGGGAATGCGCTGGCGGTGCTGATGTCCACATCATCCGAAGGCGACGAGGAAAGCTCCGACAGCGTGGTGCCGTCCCACTTGAACACGCGAGCGCGGAAGTAGGTGCTGTTGGGACCGCTGCTCATCATGTAGGCAGCGATGTCCCAGTTTCCAGGCGGGATGGTCGTCGCGCCGGGAAGGTTCAGATCAGTGACGAACTCGGCCAGCGTGGCGTAGCTGCTCTGGGGTGCAGTCACTGCGCCCGTATTGACCTGAGCACCCGTGTTGTAGGCCAGATCAAGCTGCTTGCCGCCCACTGCCGGCAGAGGCGCCGCACCAGCAGTCGTGTAGTTCATGTAGTAGGTGAGGCCGCCGCCTCCACCGCCGCCTCCACCGCCAGAGCTGATCGTGGCAGGCGCCCATGCGGAACCGGACCAAGCGTAGACCTGTCCCGCCGTAGGAGCGGTGGAGTCGACTGCGCGGCCTTGGATCTTGGCAACCGTAGCTGCTGCCGTGGTGCCCGAGACATCCCCGCCCATCGTCTGCGCGGCCTGATTGCCTGCCGGCAGAGTCCCGGTCACACCCGAACCCGCGAGGCTGAGTGCGCCGAATGCAGGGGTTCCTGCGCCCGCAGAGATCAGGGGCTGGCCCGAAGTGCCAACTGTCGTGTACGCCTGCGTGGTGCCGTTACCGTAAGCCACAGAGCCGGCAGGAGGCGTCGTAGCGATGCCCGTGCCGCCCTTGCCCACCGGCAGCGTACCGGTGACCTGAGCGCCCGAAAGCGTGAGAGCCGCAGCCGTCACGTTCTTGGAGGCATCAAGCTGGAGAGGCAGCGATGCCGTCAGCATCGGCAGGTTCACCGTGCCAAGCGTCTCGGTCAGCGGAGACAGCGTGACGGTGCCTGCAATCTTGGAGTTGGTAGTCGCCTGGAAGCTCAGGAAGTCATACACCACTGCCGCAGGCGCGATTCCGTTGATAGCGTAAACCGCTGCGGAAGTGTCAACTACCGTGAAAGTCGTGTACGTCAAGAACGCTGCCGCTCCTGCCGTGTTGTTGACAGTAACGCCATGCGAGGTGTCCAGCGCACCGCTGTAGTTGGTCGTAATGCCTGAGTTAGAGGCAATCAGCTTGACGCCAGCCGATGCGCCCGTCGCATAGATGCCCGACCCTGCCGTTCGCGTATCGACCAAGCAGCGATCAATCCAGAGAGTCGCATCGTTGGCGACCACAACACCGTTTCCGGCGCTGCCGAGCGTAACGCCGCTGTTGTGCAGGAGCTGCGTATTGCCAAATCGAGCATCACCTCGATCAAGCTGCACGATGGCAGGGCCAGTCGTCTCGGTCGCCATGGTGCAGTCATTGGCAATAAGGCGCGGGCGCTGGACGTTAGTAGCATCACATGCGAAGGCGTTAGCCGTAGCCGCTGCGTTTATCGTGTAGAGATAGCAGTCATTGAAGATCAGCGAGTACAGCCCTGAGCCGGTTGCCTTGACTGCCGGCGCAGTGCTGCTGCTCTGAATGAACATCCCAGCGATGCCGACAAGGTGCGTGTACTTGGAGACCGCCGTAAACGGATTGACCGTAATCGCCCCAATGATCTTGGTGGCGAACATTTCGGCGCGGTGCCCCTGGCCTTGAATCAGGGTGTTGTAGCGCGTGAGCGTGATGTTGCCCGTGAACGAACCGGGGCCAACATCAATCATCACCATCTCGCCGCCCGTGTAGGCAAGCGCAGCCGTGTCATGGGCCTTCTGGATGGTGGCGTAAGGAGCAGAGATCGAGCCGTTGCCCGTGGTGTCGTTACCGTCGACAGCCACATAGTAGGTCTGGGCAACCTGCGTTGCCGCATCAACGAAGGCAGTCAGCCCGTTGCTGGCGATGTCAGTCAGCGCACCCGAGAGCTTGCTGGTGGCGATAGCCGCCGTCGCAGAGACCTCGGTGTCGGTGATGGCCGAGGCCGCGATGGTCGGGTTGGGGTAGGTTCCCGCGAGCGAACCACCAGCCGATCCCGAGGGAATGCTGGAGGCGTCATCCCACTCAGGAAGCCCACCAGCACCAACAGTCAGAACCTGGCCAGCCGTGCCAGCGGCAGTTTCGGCATAGGCAGCGCCCGTGTCGTAGATCACCGCGCCAGCCGTAGCGGGCGCAGGATTCAACCGAACATCATTACCTTCCGTGACCTTGCCAGAAGCATCTCCAAAGTCAACGGACAGCGTGCCGCTCAGGGTGATCGGACCACCCGTCAGACCCGTTCCCGAGTTGACCTGCGTGACCGTACCAGATCCACCACCGCCGCCACCGCCATGGGTGTCGACGTAATACTTGGTGGCCACATCCTGAAGATCAATCGGATCAGCGGCGTTGATGATCCGCTGGCCGTTCATGTCAAGAGGGCCGCTCAGGCTTGCCAGAGCCTCCGCAATGGCCGATGCCGCCTCCGCACGGTCATGGCCATCGCTGGGCTGGGAGTCAGGAACCTGCGTGACGTTCACAAATCCCGACAGCTCTGGGATGATGCCAAGTGCCGCGATCACAACATGCGGCGGATCGTTCAGAACGACCGCATCACCAGGAGCCACGATGCCCGTATACGGCGGGGGCAGCGTGATGGGCGACTGGCAGTTATTGCGAAACAGGGACTTGGCCATCGTAGTGAGCCTCTAGAATCAGCGGAGGATTGATACAGTCGAGATTAGGCAGCCGTCACAGTCACGGTCGGGCCAACCTCGGCCTGGAGGACGATGTCATCTGCCGTGGCGAGCATGCGGACCTTGACGATGACCACATAGATACCCTGAGCGTTCAGTTCCGGGGTATTCCCGCTCCGGGTGTCGATGCTGTAATCCTCGATGCGCTGGGCCGAAGGGTTGGTCGAGGAAAGCAGCGTCTCAAGGTACGCCACCGTCTCCGCATCAATGGAGTCCTTCAGCTGGCTCGACAGGGGCAGCTTGCTGAACTTCTCGTAGATCGCTGCCAGAGAGTCCTGCACCTCATCAGCCATCCGGCGGCGGTTAATGTTCCGCTGACCAGTGGTGGTCGAGGAGGTGATGCCCGACTGGAACACCTTGCCTGCGGTACGGTCAAAGCGGATTGCCGCCACGCCGTACTGCTTGAACAGGATGTAGTCGGTCATCGTGAAGGCAGGCAGGTTGCCACGCTGGAAGTCCAGCACTCGCGCAAGGCAGGACGGGACCGGATCAGCTGCCTGACCGGGGTTCCGCTCGGCAGCCAGGTTCGACAGGATCGACGCCATGAAGATGTCGGCGCGCTGATCGATGATGCCGTCGGTGGTGTACCCGCCAGTGGCCGTCTTGATGCTGATGTTCTGCGCCTCATTCAGCTGGGTGCGAACTGCCGGCCAGCAGTAGATCACGCGCTCGTCGCGGGTTGCGCCGACGCCGGGAGCCGCATCACCCAGAATGGTGGGCTCCGAAACGGTGGTGACTGCGGGAGCAATCACTGCCATGCGGCCCCGGCCCTGTGCGGAGGCCGACAGGACGTGCTGCTTGAGGTAGCCACGGATCGCGGTCGAGGTGCGGGCTGCAACCATCACCGAGACATCGCGCATCGGAGCCGCGTCAGCCAGCATGGCGTCAATCGCCGTGGCGTACAGCGTCTCAATGCTGCCCGAGGTGACTGCGTTGGGCGCCTGCACTGCGCTGTAGCTCAGGCCGCTGGTCGGGTTGAATGCCATGTGAAGCCCGCTCAGAGGGCTCCATGCGGTAGCGGTGCCTGCGGCAGCTGCAACCAGCGGGGCAAACGGGGCAGTGCCCGAGGCGATAGCCTGCACAAGGTTCCGAGCCGGGATCAGGTAGCCTGCATCCTGCGAGAACGTGTGCGCTGCGCCCGTGTCGAAGGCGGCTGCCGGATGAATGCGCCAAGGCAGGCTGGAGGTAGAGGTCCAAGAGAGCGCCGAGCCGTCCAGAGCCTCAACGTCAATTGAAGTGGGCGAGCTAACTGCCACAATGCGATAGGTGCCGGGGCTGCCCGAGCCGCCGATGGTGCCGAGAACAAGGGCATCGCCAACCTGAACGCCGCGATTGACGAAGTCGCCCGTGGCGCTCGTAAAGGTGCCGGTCGTGGTGGCGTAAACGCCATGCGATCCGTCGGTTCCGAAGGCGATCTGGCCTGCTGCTGTGAAAGTGGCAGCAGCCGCCAGCTTCACGCGATCCGTGCCGCTCTTGAACTCGGTGCCGGCTGCAACCGTAGCTGCCTGCATCGGAACGATGGGCATAGCTGCTGCGGTGTTGGTGGGCAGCTCACGATAGAGCCGCACGCCCTTGGATGACGCGAGGTTGATCGGGCAGACAATAAGGCGGCTGAAGGGCTTGCCGGCAATCATGGCGTAGCCGTTGCCGTCATCGCCTCCGAAGTCGCCCAAAGTGGCGTCAAAGCTGCCGACCTTGTTCACCATGTCGGTCGAGGAGATGATCTCCACCGGCTGGCACTTGGTGGTCACGTTGCCTGAGCCGTCAACGGACACGGCATAGGTCATGTCCGAGAACTCACCCACAACGCCAACAACGCCCGTACTGACACCTTCAATGGGGCCGGGGGTCGGCAGGTCAACAATGACCACGCCTTCGATCTGCGAGATAACAGCCGCGCTGGGCTGGCTGGTGAAGCGGCGAACAAATGCCATGGCGAAAGCCTCCTAGATGCTGGAAGGGATTACCACGTCTTGACCGATTGCGTCTAACCGGACGCGAGGGTAAGCCGTGGGGAACGAAAGAGTGCGGTAGGCCGTGATGGTTCCCCGCACAGTAAAGAGTGCGCGGCGGTACTTCGCCATCGCATCATCGCTGCTGTCAACATACTGGCTGCCCATCAACTCGTAGACTGCCGTAGCCGAGTGATAGAAGGGCAGAATCAGGCGCATCCCGTACATCCACTCGACGGGATTGAGCGCCTCCTCGACCATGGCCACGAGGTAGGAACGCTCCTTGGGGTCAGTGGCCCAGACTTCCAGCGTCAGCTCCTGGCTGAACTCCGAGAAGGCCACCAGTCGCAAATCGTTGTCCAGCGTCTTGACGATAGACGGGACAAGGCTCCGGTCGTAGATGCCCGCATTCGCCCCAACGGCTGCGGCAGGGTAGGTGACCTGATTCTCAGGCTCTGCCCATGTCGTGTACGTCGTGAGCTGGAGCTTCCTGCCGCCGATCTCAATGCTCTGCTGGCCAATGTACTCAGCCAGCCCTCGAGCCATGGCGGTGTGCGTATCCGTCTCGCGGTAGCCCGTCAGCTGGTTGGCCGTATTCGGGTCACGCACCAGCGTCGAGAGCGGGCGCGCCCCTGGCTTCAGCTGCACGCTATTGCGCGGAGGCTGAAGCGGGGCAGGAGCGGCAGCACCGCATGTCGGGCAGCATACGCTCATGGAATCGCCAGTTTCTGGGCAGCGCGGCTTAATGCCTTGCCCATGGAGCCTTCCATAGCGTCAAGGAAGTCTTGTGTCGTGTTTTTACCGTGCAGAACGCCACGGGGGCGAAGTCCGCGCTTGGCAATCGCTCTAGCTATTGGCCAGGCGATCTTGCGTGCAGCTGCATAGGGCAGATTGAGCTTCTTGACTGCCCAAAGCGCAATCGCGTCAACCGGAGGTGCGCGTCCCGGCTTGCGTCCGTAGTCGATGTACGGCGCATAGGCTCTAGTGTTACCCACTAGCACGCCTTTATTGCCGTTCAGCGTAGCGCGCTTGACCTGCCAAGCCTTCAAGTAGTTGCCGTAGTTGACGGCGCCGATGCCCCCATTAGGGCTTGCCGGAGGCGCATTCCTAGTAGAAGACGTGACTATGACTTTTGCCCGAGTAACTACCTCGGTCAACCCGATGGGGGTCTCACGCCGCGTCAACACACCGTACTTCCGAAAGACGCCCGCCAGCTTGTTGAATGGCACCGTAAGAGTTGCCATTAGGGCGGACTCCCATCGTTCCGGCGGTCGCTATGCGAACGCTGGAGCGTGACGCGCCACTGAAACCCGCTGGCATTATAGGTCGGCACGCTGGATGCGTAGAAGCGGCGTCGGGGCGCTCCATCGCTGACTGTGCCGGGGGTCGGAAACACGACCTCAAAGTAATACTGAACGTCAGGGTCCAGCGGGTTGCCATCTGAGTCGTTGCCAGTCAGGAAGCCTTCGGCGTATCGACCTGAGATCTCCGTGACTTGGCAAGCACCGATCTCGTCCAATCCCACAGGCTGCACGATGCGAGTCACGCCATCCAGCCCAAGAATCAAAGGGGTCGGTAGGATCGGCTCGTCAAAGACGACAAACTCCTGGCCAACTCCGCGCTCGCCTCCGGTCCACTTGGTTCGCACCATGTGGACCTCATACGGACGCAGGCCGAACCGAGTGGCAAGGTCCCGTAGGCCATCCACAGTAGAGATCAGCCTGCGCGCAAGAGTGCGCGACAGGTCCAGCCCGTTCAGCGTCGTATACCGAGGCGGGCTGCATGCGCTCATGCAGTTACTCCATCACCGGGATGGACCCTGCGAAGGCAGTACCCTGCCGATGAAAGCGCAAGCTGTAGCCATAGAGCGGCACGCCAAGGAGGTCTGCCAGCCTGTTGGCCCAGCGGCGGTATTCCTCTTCCAGTGCTGCCGTCTCATCGGGCCGCATGGTCAGGTTGTCCACGCTCTTGGCAGCCATTCGGTCCTGAGCATCGACCAGTCGGCACTCAATGCCGTCCAAGATGCCCAAGATGGAGCGCAGCTTGTCCTCCGCAGCCGGGAGGATCAGGTTCATAGCCGACTCAAGCAGGAACAGCGTCTGGAGCGGCTTGACCATGCCGTAGGACAAAGCAGCCGCACTCTGAACCGATGGGTACCCGGTGTGGTATCGCGTGCGCTGTTTTTCCTCGATGGTCAATGCCACGGCACACCTCTGCTTAGATCAGGGGCTCCAAGTACACGCCCTGCTCCAGAATACGCCGAACGCCCTCATGGCCATAGGAGCCGATGGAGACGATGGTGCCAGCCGGCAGCGTGGTGATCTGCCCAAACAGGCTCACGCGGCAGTCCTCAACCACGACCCACTTGGACGGGAGCACAACAGCGGCCTCTTCTTGCTCTTCCACGCTGCTAGGAAGCACCTCGGCCTCAACCAGCTGCGCCTCTTCGGGAGCGGCGAACTCTTCCACAGCCTCAATGGCTGCGGGGGCGTCCTGCTCAACCTCTTTGCGCTTGCGTGCCATGCTAAATCCTTAGCCCCTCTCAGGGGAAAAGCGGCGCGGGGCTGGTCATACAAGGGCGCTCAATTAACCAGGGTAGCTGACCCCGTGACAGTAGTAGAGCTCCCAACAGACCAGCCCCGCAGACAAAGCTGATAGGACGGACGACGAGCCATAAAGGCGAGCGAGTCCTATCACCGCAGGGTGGGGCGATCCATGACGCAACAGCGTCAGGAGTTGCCCCGAAAGCCAGGCAGCAAAGGCCCGGCACAAACCGGCTGCATACAAAGGCCCACCACAGGTGAGCAGCAAGCCGGCATTCGGCCAAGGTGGCTCCCGAAGGAGCCGCACATAAACCCACATCGCGGGTGGCCGAAGCTGTGTTCCTATGAACCTGAGAGGCGCCCGCTTGTGGTTCAGGCAGGGCGCCTCTCAGTCTATCCGATCAAGGGGCTACTCGCCGCCCATCACAACCACGAACCGCTTAAAGCGTGCAGCGTCACCCGTGGTGGCGTCCGTGCGAACCGGCCAGTCACCGATGAACTTCCAGCTGGTCGAAACCAGATCCTGGAGGCGGTTCAGGGGCGAACGGAGGATCAGCTGGATGCGGTCGGTGAAGACCTCAATGCTGTTGTTCGTCACGCGGGGCTCGCCAACCTTGCCGGTGATGCCAGCGTCGGTCATCAGGCCCGACAGATCCTGGTGGTACTCGTAGATACCGCCCTGACCGGTGAACAGTGCGCGGTGAACCTTGACGCCGGCAGTGGTGCCGTCGTTGTAGAGCTCGCCTGCGAACGGATCGTCCTGCGTGAAGGTGGCCGTGTCGCCGCCCTCGACGGTCTCGGGAACCGGGCACTCCGAGTTACGGAAGAACACGGTGTTGAGCAGCTCGCCCAGCGCAAACTGACGGTACATGTAGTAGTCAGGCAGCGAGGTGAGCAGCTGGCGCCATTCCTGATCCGCGAACACCTGAGCCTGCGAGGTCGGGTCAAGGTGGCAGTGGAAGCGACCGTCAGCGTGTTCCGGCACGTTCTGCTGCCAGAAGCGAGCAACGGCAGCGCGAATGTCCGACAGCTTCAGGATGTCGTTGGAGCCGATGTCGTCAACGCTGTTGCCGCCACCGACGCGCACGACGTAGGAGCGGTCTGCGCTGTAGACGTAGCCACGATCCAGCACGGTCACTGCGCCACCCGTCAGGGTGATGGTGCCGGGGCCGGTCTCGTCGCCAGCAACGTCAGGCGAGAAACCGACAACCGAACGCACAACCGGAGCTGCGAGGCCGCTGTCGTAGATGGTCACGAGCAGGGGGTTGTTGGTCGAGACGTAGTCGAAACGAACCGGCGAGCCAGTTGCGAGATCCGGGCGGCGTGCGCGGGTGAAGCCGTTGAGGCGCTTCACGCGCAGGGTGGTCACGGCAGCCTGGTTGCCATCGGCAACGGTCCAGCCCGACTCAGCCGCGTTGTACATGCGGTCACGAACGATACGGTTCATGGCCTGACCGGCGCTCATACCCAGCTGGTGGGCGTTACGCAGGAACAGGTTGGCAATAGCCGTGATGCTCGTCGGCATGTGGGTGTCGATGCTGTCAGCGTACTGCTGAAGCGTCGCGGTCCACTGCTCGGCAGCGTAGGTCGAAGGAGCCGGATCAGATCCCGGCTGGAGCGGGCGCATCTTCGGGCGAACAAGGCCCGTGCCCGTGAAGACCATGCTGTCACCGATGTTGGCAGGCCACACCTGGGGGGTCGCCTCGCCACGGAACAGCAGCCGGGGGAACAGAGCGTCGTGGAACGCACGCTCAAGGATGTTTTCCTGCACAAGCGCCCGGATCTCGGGCGTCTGGAGGATCGTGGAAAAATCTGCCATCAGTCATCTCCGTTCAAGTTGGGCGCATCATGCAGCCAACCGCGTTTTCAGTCACTAGATGGTCGGGGCGAATCCCCGCGACCGCATCAACTTCTGGAACTCTTCCTGGCTCATGCTGCGAGCATCCATTCGACCCGCTGCGCCCTGAGCCGCCTGCACGCTGCCAGCCTTGGGAGCGGATGGGGCCGCGCCAACGCCAGTACCAGTGGTGGCAGGCACCACAAGCTCACCGAAGAGGTACGGGTGCGACTGCCGAAGACCACCAAAGAACTTGGTCTCGTCAAACGACGCCAGTGCCTTCTCGTCCTTGCCTTCAAGTTCCCGCTGGATCAGCCGCAGGGCGTAGTCCACGTCCTTGACACCATTGGAGACTGCCGTTTCGCGCAGTGCGAACTCAGCTTCCTTGGCCTCAAGAGTACGCTGGAGCTTACGGCGCTGTGCCTGTTCAGCTGCGAACTGCTTTGCCAGCTTCTCCCGCTCACGCTGGAGTCGCTGCATCTGCTTGGCTGCATCGTTCTGAGCCTGCGGCTGTGCAGCGGTTTGCACCTCTTCATCCGCATAGAACTCAGGCTCTGCTGCCTTCTGCACCGGAGCTGCCTTGGCCGGCGCAGGCTTGGCCGTGTTGGCCTTAGCTGCCGCCATGGCTGCGATGGCGTCATCAATGCTCGAAAAACCAGCGGCCTTGAACTTGGCCTCCAGCTCCGTCACTGCTTCACGCTTACCGCGCTGCCGCTGCTCTTCCTTCAGCTTGCCAATGGCGTGCTGGGGAAGGATGACGTTCTTGCCGCCCGCAATAGTGGGCAGTCCCGGTTCTGCTGCTGCCTCGATGGCTGGAGCCTCGACGACAGGAGTCACTTCCGCCACGGGGGCGTCAGTAACCGGATTCAACTGATTGTTCTCTTCCTGCATACCGCTCTCCTTCTCTCGCCTTTCCGACTATTCACCGCCGTCGTAAGCGTGGTGACGGTCGAAGTGCGAGCTTCTGCTGGGAATGACTAAACGGGCCGTGTCCCGCTAGTCGGTGAACTGCAAAACGCACACGGGCGGAAACGAGGTAGTGCTTAGATGGACGGCCAAGCAGTCGCCATGTCCACTGCCGGGCGCGGCATGTAGGACACGACTGCGCCGGTCACGTTGCCCTCAAAGGTCAGGGTCGCGCCGTCAGCCGACAGGGTGGCGACGGTAGCAGAAGCCGAACCACCTGCGTCGGTGATCATGCGGGGGCCAGAAGCCGCAGCGCCTGCGGTCACGCGAGCGCCAAAGACTGCCAGTGCCGGCGGGTCCAGAACGATGGTGGTAGCCGCAGTCTGCGCCACGGTGACCGTCTTGGGGTCCAGCATGGTGCCCAGGTCGATCTTGGCGAGCACGTCAGCAAGCGTGTTGGGGTTAGCGCGGTTAAGCGCGCTCTTCAGAGTCTCAGCTGCCATTGTTATTGCTCCAAAAAGTCCTAAGCCTTCTGGCCAAGGAAGTATTTGACCACAGTCTGCACAGCGGGAACCCGCTCCACTTCAATGGCCGTGATGTCTACGCTGGAGGAGACCAGCGCAAGGAAAGAGTCCACCGGGACTGCCTGAGTGGCGCCGTCGGCAGACGTGATGGTGACAGTGATCTTCCCGCCCACCGACTTGACGATCAGCGCATTGACGCCAGTCAGCCCACCGAAAGGCAGGCTGATCGGGCCATCGCTGTTCAGCGTGAGCTGCGATGCCAGCTCAGTAGCCAGCATCAGCTTCTCATCAAGAGGAGCGGTGATCAGCGGATCAGCAGAAGGCGACCCCGAGGACGGAGTCGCCGTGTAGCTGCCCGATATGGCAAACAGATCTGACACTTACCGTCCGCCTGCCGAGTTGCTCTTGATGACGAAGGGAGCCGGAGCCGGAGCCATCGGCAGCTGTGCCGTGGGGAGCTTGGCCTCAGTCGCAATCGAGGGCATCTGGTCAGCGTACTTGCCGGCGCGGGCGTCATAGACGTTGACCGCTTCCGGGGCGCCAGCAGAGGTGCCGGCTGCGATTTCGGTATTCATACCCATAGTGAAACTCCTACTTGCCGGCCTTCAGGTTGGCGAAGGGCGAAGGGGTGCCAGGGAGCGCCATGGTGGGCGCGCCGATGGTCTGATGACACGTTGCGTCGTAATACTTTCCTGCCTTGGCGTCATAGACGTTGACTGCCTCGGGAGCAGCCGGGGAGACGCTGGCAGCAATCTCGGTGTTCTGGGCCATGATGGGCCTCCTACTTCTTCAGATTGGCAAACGGGGTCGAGGTGTTGAGCGGCCCGCCCGAGGTCGAGATCTGGGGCGGCAGCTCCTGGTAATGCCCCGAGGTGGTCACGCCCGAAACCATGGGCACGCCAGCTGCGGAGTCATAGCCAACAACGCCAGCAAAGCCTTCACGGCTTGCGCCCTTCTCAAGAGCGATCTTGCGGCTGGAGCGCAGGGTGCCGGGTGAGGGCGGGGGAGTGTATGCAGCCATGTGGGCCTCTACTTCTTCAGGACGAAGGGAGCGCCGGGGCTGGTGAGAGCCTTGGGCGCAAAGTCCTTGATGTTGGTCATGCTCAGATCGCCGGCCTGCGAACGCTCCGGGGATTCCGGCGGAAGCGCGTACCACTTGGCCGATCCGTGAAAGTCAGCCTCGCGGTGCATAACACCGGGCCGAACTTCAATCGGCTTGTCGAGCGGGTATGTCATTGCAACGGTGCGCGCCATGGTTCCTCCACCATCCCTGTACTAGGGGATTCCGTCAAGTATGCTAGGACAGACGAGCCGCCCAGTACAGGAACGGGACCACGCTGGCGTCGTTCTCAATGGCGCCAGACTCTTCCAGCTCCTCCACCAGATCGTGCAGCTGGTCAGGGTCCATCTCGGCCATGTGCGACTTGATGCCGTCGACAAGCTCCTGCGGCATCTCAGCCAGCGCAGCTTGAATTTCCTGCTTGGCATCTTCCGGCAGCTCTTGGTCGATCACAGACAGGAAGACCTTGCTTGCGGCCTCTTGGAGAGCCCCAGCGTTCTCAAAGAGCATCTTCAGGAAGCCTTCATAGTCGCCAGTGGCGCCGGCCTCCTCCATCTCCTCGCCCGCCTCCTCCAGATAGTCGTCCCCGCCTTCGGTTTCGTCATCCGGCGAGGCGATGTCGTTGTCTTCCTCAGTCTGAGCCATGTAGGACTTGAGGATCTGCGGGTTCAGTCGCGCCATGTCTAAGTCTCCGATACGGTCAACAGGCGGCACAATACGCCGGAATGGCTTATTCTGTCACGTCCCCAACTGTTTGAACTCCGTGAGGCCGGCTGGCTGTAATCGGCACACGGGCAGAACCGTTCCATTCCCAGCCTGGAATGCCCCACTGTGGGCGCCAAGGCATGGTCACGCTGCGGTCATTAGGCCGATTGGGGCTCTGAGTCCATGTCTGCCCCCACCATGAGGGGTGGCACCTCGGATCGGGCGGCATCGTGAACACGTTTTGGGGCTTGGCCACCTGACCGTGCAGCACGATGGAGTCTTTGCCCACTCGGCTGTCGAGCGGCTGGCCTGTCATGTCATCGACAAGCTCAGTCCAGCGTTTGTAAAGATCCGTTACACCATCGGATGCCATGTCGACTGCATCCGTGTGTCCGAAGTTGAAGGCAGCAGCCAAAGAGGTGCGAACGGCCCGTGCGCTCCTCCACCAATCGGACTCGATCACGTCCTGAACTCTGGTGATCGCTTCTACGGGCTCTTCCTTGGCCGCTACGGCCACCGTGAGGGCTTCCTCGATACGAGCCACCAAGTTGGTGCCCGAACGCGCCATGGCCCGCCTATTGGCCTCGCGCAGGGCATCCGTCCGCTTGTCGATCAAACCGTTGAAGGTGGCGACCTCAAGGAGCGGCAAGGTGATGCTCCCCCCAACGAACCGACGCTCTGACTTGGTGATGGTCCGATCAACCTGGCGAATGCCCTCGGCCTGAGCCTCTCGGCTGATCGGCTCAAGGTTGGCGGCAAGGTCGGCTGCGAGCTTGGCTTGAGCCTCCCGAACCTTCGTCATCAGCTGGCGCAACTGAAAAATGTTTAGCGGCTCAACCTTCCGCTCGGCGCGCACCATCTGGAACAGCGTAGCCACCAGCTGGTCCTGACCTTGGTCGTAGAGGCGCTTCAGAACCGCGACGCCTCGTTTGTCCAAAAGCCGGTCCAGAGCAGCGCGGTGCAGCTTCGTCTCAATCAGGAACTCTTTAGCTGCATCTACCTTGGGCGCCATAAACGGCTCCTGAGCGCGTTAGAGGTGTCGGGATGGGTACAGACTGCGGCGAGGTGGCGGTCGGCGCTTGGCGGGCCGTTTACGGCCAAGCAAACGCCATTCGCCAAGCGCCCGCGCTTTAGGCTGGAGTGGATGGGGCGCAACCTCTTCCTGTCCAGACCAACTCAGTCCCCGCTTTCGCTTTAGGCTGGAGTGGATGGACCCTAGAGACCCTCCCCTTCAGCCTTCTTTACCAACTGAACGCAACCGCGATAGCGGTTGCATCTTTGAGGAGAGAGCGTAGCTCTCTCTGAGAAGATATCTTCTGGGTACTTATAGGTGATGCCACTTGATTATTGCTCCACCCAGCCTCTTCTCTAGACTTCTTGTGCGGCTTCGTCAAGAAGCCGCAATACGAGGAGAGAGCGTAGCTCTCTCTGAGTATTTCTTCTGGGTACTTATAGGTGATGCCACTTGATTTTCCGCCCCTGTTTTTAAGGGGTTTTCGCATCACTGCCCTGACCTCAACTCCAGACCACCTTGATGCTCTACCAGTCCAGCCAAAGCCGCACTACCTGTCCGGCGCAACTTGATTATTCTGGAGCCTCTGTCCCCTCCTGCCGAGCCTGCTCATGGATGGAGTCATGGCAGCGATGGCAGATGGTGGCGAGGTTCTTAGGGTCCGTTCGACCAGCTACCTGATGCAGCTTGCGGAGGTAGGGGGAGGCCAAGATGTCAGCCTTGTGGTGGATGGTCAGATCCTGAGTGCCCCCGCACTTGTGGCAGTGCCAGCCATCTCGGCGGAACACGCCCAGCACGATGGAGGGAGGCAGCCCGCCCTTGCCCTGTGAGTGCAGGGTGGCGCCATGCTCCTTGGCCTCGATCTGGATGCGATCAAGTGCCTTGGCATCGCTGCTGGGCATCGGCTTCTCTGGCTTGCGCCGGAAGCTCATGTAGCGGGCTGCCTGCTCTCCCATGACCTAATCTCCGTACCCGACGCTGATCTTGTCCTTCTTGCCGTCATCAATCTCGACCACAGCCCAGCTCGGAGCGCCCTTGGCGGCTGCCAGTCGAGCCTCCACCCGGCAGTTCTCGCAGTAAACGACATCGCTGGCCTTGATGTAGTCCTTGCCCTCGGTGTCGCCGCTGTGCTCCTTGAACCGCACGGTCGGCAGCTTGCCCGACTCATCCGGGTTGGCTGCCATCACCATCGCCACGAAGTTGGGAGCCCGCTTCAGCAGCTCATCCAAGGGCATGAACACCTTGATGCGCCCCGCGCCAGGAGCTCCACACTGGCAGCGGCGTCCAATCCCCCACTTGCGATGGGCCTCCTCGGGTGTCATCTTCCCGCCCATGAACTTCTGGCGGTGGATCACCTTGTCCTTGGCCGGCGGCGCTGGAGCCGTATCGTAAGGGGACAGGATCAGCTTGGACTCACTCATCAGCTCTCCGAAGGTGCCTGCGGAGGGGCACCGTAAATGGTCATCAGGTCGGTCCAGCCATGGGCGCCAAACCCGAACTCTACCGAGCGGTCATCTATGAACAGGTCTGCCATGGGCTTTCCCTGCATCCCGTCATCGACGGCATCGAACACGCCGGGCAGCTCGGTAGCACAAAAGTTCAGCATCTGGTGGTACCGAGCCCAATGAAGCTCTCGACCATGAGCCCATGCCGCCTCATGGGGCCGGCGCACTCCAGCCCGCACCAGAGGATCCCACTCAGGCGTGAACAGTAACGCTCTGTTCGCCCTAGCACTGTAAAGAAGTATTACATGCCCTGCCTGCTTCAGGCTTTCCAGCCCTTCCTTGGCGTGGGGCATGAACTGCAAGGGAGTGGTGGTGTCTGCGAAGGGTCGATCCTTCCGCACCACCACCCCGTCAAAGTCAACTGCTATGAACATCATCCCTCCGACTTCGAGGGCGCCTTGGGAATGTTCATGGTAGGCGAGTTTGGCTGCATCAGATTCAGCGTCATCGCGTCCTGCTGATCCAGCTGGGCCTGCTGCTCCGACTTGATCGTTTCAGCCATGGTCGTGGCATCTTCGACAAGGAAGAACGGTGCCGAGAAGGCCACCGCGTGTTCCTGGTCCAGCACCCCGCCCGACTTGGCCATGACCGCTGCCTGAGTAGCCTGGATAGCCTCCTCCAGCGTCGGCTGGAAGTACGGCCCCCAGTTCAGGTTCAGCTGCCCACCATCACCCAAGCGCCGTGCCGCCTGCTCAACCACACCTTCAGCACTTCTTCGCACCTTGGCCGGCATCTTGACGACCTGCCGCAGAATGGCGCCCTCGACAGCCTTCGGTGTCTCAAGGATACGAATGGCCGCAACCATCATCTCCAGCAGGGGCTTCACCAGCCGCTCGCCGTACTGCTCGCGCAGGATGTCCGCCTTGGCCAGCATGGAGGAGTAGAGGCGCTCCACCTCAGTTGCCGTCCGCCCATGCACGTTCGCATGGTCCAGAACGCACTGGGCGACCTCCAGAGCCATCTTCCGAAGCTCCTGCGCCATGTCCAGCGCCTGCTTCAGACCAGCCCCGCTGATCTCCATGTAGTCAGCAGAAGAGCCCTGCGGCAGCTTCAGAGCGTTCCGATTGCCCTTCTTGACGCTGTCCAGCTCTGCATCCGTGATGATCTTCAGGGTCGGGTCGCAGGAAGCAATGATCCCGATGTTCGCCTGAGAGAGCAGCGCGTCGATCTGATCGCAGATGTCATCAACGCCCAAGCAGTCAGGATCGCCGTCGATGTCGTCCTGCACCGGCATGTTCTGAGCCCACACCACAGGGCAGAACCCAAACCCGTGCTCGACCTCCCGCTCAACCTGCCACTCAGGCTCCTCATCAGAGACAGGGCAGGCCACGAACAGCACATCCCGCTCGCGGTCAATCACTCGGCGGTACCAATAGGGGCGCTGAATCCATGCCCCCGTCTCCGGGTCACGCTCATCCACCGGAAACATGTACCGCTTCTCGATAGAGGCCAGCTTCAGCGCATGCCGATCCTCAAAGGTCGGAATGCACCAGCGGGGATCATGCACCTCAACCACCGGCTTGCCATCCACGAACTGGAAGCCCACAGCCACGGTTCCCATGGACCCGCCATAGGTCCGCGCCATGATCATCGAGGGCCACAGCCGGCTCACTTCAGCCAAGGTCCGAACGTAGTCCTCAGTTGCCGGATCTCCCTCCACCCGAAGGATCGGGTGCTTCCGGTCGCTGAACAGCAGCCCCGTAAAGCGGTCCACAATCACCTTGCGGAGATGGTAGGGAGTGCTGGGCCTTCGGAACTTCACAGGAAAGGTCGCACCTGCATCGTAGTAGCCAGGGGGCAGGAAGCCCGCCGAGGCAATCGCCTCCGCGTCAATCCCTTCCGCTCGCTCTGTTCCGTCCCAGTCGATCTTGCGGGCGCTGTACTGAGAGCCCCGATAGATCGACCAGAGCCGGTTCAGCTCCTGCTGCCGAGGACTCATCCCCAGCCGCGCCACCTTGTCCATCATGCCGCCAGCCAGCCCCGCCTGGAGCTGCCTCGCCTTAGCCATGTCGGGTCGAATGTTAGACACTGAACGGCTCCTCAAGTGACATCAGCACCAGCGCCTGCTCCAAAGCAGCAATCGCCAACTGCACAGCCTTACGCGCTTCCGGCAATGCCGGCGGTCGACAGAGCACCAGCCCAGCCACAGCCCCTCGACAAGCCACTTCAGCACTCTCAATGCTGGCAGCAGCAAGACGAATTGGGTCAGCCTTGTAGGGCTCTTTGGCCTTTTGCGCCTGATCGTGGTCAATGGCTTCTTGCAATGTTGCTTCATCCATGGCGCGCACCTTACCCTCTCCTGCCGTTTCCTGCGATGGAATGAGACATTCCACCCAAGGCAGAGCGGCTGGACCCAGGGGCCGCCACCATGGCCGCGCAAGGATCGCACAGCCCAACCCGCTGTTCCTTCTTCTGGCCTCGATCTCCGTACCCTACCGTGGCAACACCCCAACGCCGCGCCTCGCGGCTGGAGCATCTGTCACAGGCATAACGGAACGGGCCTTCCTCGGTAGGCGCGGTCAGATACACTTCCTTCGACGGACGGGGCATTGATCTTCCTATCTCTATCGCCGCATTGTCGGGATGTACCCGGTCTCTGCGCGAATGTTTCCTTGGCGTGCGGCCTCTCTTGCCATCCAGAGAGACATCAACCGGTCGCCTGTGTGCGACTTGGGGTTGTAGTACAGCATTTCATTGATAAGCGCCTCCACCTCATGGTGGGTTCGCCCATCCCTATTGGGAATGATCCACTTGCCCGTTGCCATCTCAGCAGCCAGAGACTCGACGCCGAACTCGGGGTGCACCTTGTTTCGCCCCGTCGTAAACGGGCGAACTGGCACTGACTGCGCCCTCTCCCGCATGAACTGCAAGATGAAGTCCTGGGCGGCGTTGTTCTCCACGAAGAAGATGCCCTGATACCGATGGTACAGCTGCTGGATGCGCTCAATGATCTGAGGGCCAGCCAGCTTGGCACTCTCAATGTTGATCAGCTCTCGATCCCCATTGGGGTGGACCATGATGGTCGTGAAGGCAGTCAAGTCAGCCGAGGCGTGCTGCTGCACAGCCAAGTCGACTCCGGTGTAGATCGAGCAGCCAGGAGGAGGAGCCACCAAGGCATGATGGAGCTGCCTTCCGTTTCCTCTCTGCAAGGCCAGATCAATCCACTCCCTCTTGAACCGGGCCTCCGCGTCATCCCTTGCCTTGCACAACATCTGCCGAGCGAACTCGACCGGTCCAAGCTCCTCCCTCTTCTGAGAGATGCGCTCCAAGGACCAGCGACCGGGCCATGAGGTCTGCCCACTCTCGTTCAGGACAGGGAACCTCACCGTGTGCCAGTAGCTGTTCCTCTCCAGCCGGTGCAGGAAGTCATCTCGGTGATAGGCGTTTCCCACGCAGATCACCCGCGAGTGCTCCGTCAAGCGGCCAAACAGGGTGCTATGCACCCAGTCCCACAGGTCATCTCTCAGCCCAGGGGTTCTTGCGTTCTCGTAGTCCAGAAGGTCGTCCAAGATCAGCAAGTCAATACGCGCACCGACGATGGAGCCATGGACGCCCGTTGCCTGAACCGAGGGGTCTTTCGGATTCCCCTTCCGCTTCACAGTCAGCTGCGTGTTGGTCCATGGCCCCGTGTGCGCCTGCTTGAGCTCAGGAAAGACCTCCTTCAGCTCATCGCTCTTCTCTAGGTAGCCGGCAATCGACCTCACGATCTTCGTCGCCTGCCCCACGGTGTTCGACACGATCACACATCGAGTGTTGGGGTTGCGCCCAAGCTCAAACAAAACACGCCCAATTGAGAGGTTAGCCGTTTTGGCACTCTCTACATGAGCGATGATATTTAACCGGGGGTGTAGGTCCACCAGCTTATGCCACTCACGATGCATGGGCGCCATTCGTACTGGATCACCTGTATGCTCATCCTTCAGCACATAGGCATTGAACGCAGCCCCATTGGTCCGCGCCAACTCAGCTAGCCGCTTCTTGGCCAATGTCGCCGCAACGGACCCCTCCAACGACAGGAACCCCGGCTTTGGCACCTTGGTCAGTACAGCAGCTGCACCTTTCATTCAGTCTCCTCTCCCCCACCCTTGAGCACACTCAACTGGGGGCCAGCTTCCAATGTCGCAGCAGCTTCCTGCGCCGCCTCTGCCAACTCAGCCGCCAACCGCGCAGCCTCTGCCGCATCCACCGGCTCCACAGCACTCGCCTGCACATTGATCACTGCCTGCTGCAAGTCCGCACTCCGCGCCCTCTGCACCTCTGTCACCTTCGCACCCTGCTGCGTAGCGGCATAGGTCGTCAAGGCTATCTGCTTCCCCAACAAAGACAACCGCTCCAATGTCTTCAGCGCCTCCGATGAACTCATCTCATCCACCCCCTCCACAACCTTCGCCACCAAGGCCGGCGCCAAGTCCATCAACCCCCTCACCACCTTCTGCAACTGATGGCACTCAGCCAATGCCGAGGTCGCTGTCACAGATGCCGCCCTCAAATACTGACTCGTCCTCTCGTACTCATCCAACGCTTCCTTCCTCACATCCCCACGAAGCGCCGCCGCAAATGCCTCCGTCTCCGTCCGAATAGCAAGCTCCCTCGTCCTCCTAAGAGCCTGCTCCTCCTGCATCTCACTCTCTATCAACGCCTGAATCGCCTTCCGCTTCAACCGAGGCCACCCCTCCCTCCACGCCTTCCTCGACGTGCTCATGTCCACGCCCACCGTCCTCGACGCATGACGCAGATTCCCGGGCTTCTCTCGGAACGCTTCCACCAGCTTCCAATACCTACCTTCATCCAACATGTTTTCACCTTACCCACAAAAAGGCCCATTGTCACACAGCAGCACCTTTTCAACAGTACCCGTTTTCCCCCACTTAACCCACACTTTCCTTTTTACAACACCTGTTTTACCCCAAAATTTTAAAAAATTTTCCCGGTATTGAAGGGGTGGGGGGGACTGGAGGCACCCCCCCCCTCGTTTGGGGGGTAGGGGGGGTACTTTACATAATGCACATTATCGGAAGCGCTCCTGCCGGTGGACTACAGACCGACACCTATATACTGTCGCACTGGCGACCGGGCAGGACCGACCACTAGCAGGCGAGGGCTGCTGGTTGACTAGGCGCGCCCGGGTGCGCCCGGGTGCATCACCGGCCCCGTTCAAACCCTCCCGACCGCTGTGGGAATAGGTTGGAGTCTGAAGGGAAAACTTACTGGGGAATGAGGCGCAACCAGCCTAAAATAAGGCAAATCGGCCTAGGAGGGAAAAACGCGCGGGAGGTATCTGTTCCTTGGCCCTAGGCTTCCAGCTCTTCGGCGCTGGTAGTATCTACTGGCGTTCGCAGGGTCTCTCTGGTCTCTCTGGCCGGTCTCTCTCTGTCCCTTGCTGGCATCCCTTCGGAGTGTCGTCCCTTCCCTTGCCTTCGGTCTCTCTCTGTCCCTTGCTGGCGCTTACCAGGTACAACCATCTAGTCGGCGCGGCTAACGCCTTGCCTATCTCTCTCCGGTCACTAGCTGGCTCTAGCCTCTAGCTCTTCGGTCTCCATTCCCTTCCCTTGCTTGTCTCTCTCTCTCTCTGTCTTCGGTCTCTGTCTCTCTGTCTGTCTCTCCGGTTGCTCTACTAGGTGCGACAGCTATTCGAGCGGAGTCTATGCGTCGGGGCGGGAAGGCGAGGAGGGCAAGGGGCGGCTTGCGCCCTCACTCGCGAGACCGCTGCCCTACTAGAGCTAGTGGCTTGACCGCTTGTTCTGGCCTTGCCTCCACCGCCTGTAGTGGTGCGGCTCTTTTTGGTGGGGCTGCAAGGGGTGCGGCTTCCAGGCGCTTGACCTCTATGGGTTGCGGTGCGCTGGCTTGTTTTGCCCCTCTAGCTACTAGGGGTTGTGGTTGCTCTTCGCGGCGAGGGGTCGCGGCCCTTCGGACCCTAGTGCGGCGCAAGTCTTTTTTCCCTTTCACGAAAGCCTATAAAACAAGGCACTTCGCAACAATCGACATGGCGACCATACAGGAGATGTTGACAAGTGACGATGTGGGTTGTAGAGTACGAAACATCAACAACGCGCCCTACGGCGCAAAGGAGAGACCCGTGTACCGAGCCACCTACCAGGGAGAGACCATCAAGATTCAGGCCCCCAGCATTATGGCCGCCTTTGATGTGGCGGTTCGTCAGTTCGGCGTGACTAAGGAGAATCGGCACCACGTGAGCGTCCTGCCGATCGACAGTGCTGACCGCGTTATCCGCTAACCCCTAACCCCGCACACTCTAGGAGAGACACCATGATCGATCGCACCGAAATCGCTGGTTTCCTGTTTTGTGTCGCCACCGTTGTCGGCTTGTTCGTTCTCGCCACGCGATAACCCCTTCCGCGCCCTATGGCGCAACGGAGCAAGCCCATGCGAAAGATGGTTGTTTTGTTTGATGGTTCGTTTGAGTCGGTCTTTGAAGACGAAAACAAGGTTATGGCGATCACTGAAAGCGACTATGACGACCTGGTAGACGGCAACATCAAAATTGCGGATTTGCCGCACGCTCGGACGGTGGGGCTTGCTGAAATGATCGAATGTTGGAACGCCCACAACCCAGACCGCCGCCTAG